GATCGCTCAACGTACACGTCGTGGTGCTGGTAACTACGCTGTTGTATCACCATTTGCATTGACAATTCTACAATCTGCTACTACTTCAGCTTTTGCTCGTACAACAGAAGGTACATTTGAAGCACCTACAAACACTAAGTTTGTTGGTACATTAAACAATGCTATGAAAGTATATGTAAACAGCTATGCTGTTGACACAACTGATATTCTTATCGGTTACAAAGGTGCTTCAGAGTCTGATGCTCCTGCTTTCTATTGCCCATACATTCCATTGATGAGCAGTGGTGTTGTTTTAGATCCATCAACATTCGAACCAGTCGTTTCATTCATGACACGTTATGGTTATGTTGAGTTGTCAAACACAGCAAGTTCTTTAGGTAATGCCGCTGACTATCTAGGTCGTGTTGCTATTACTTCAGCTAACGTTAAGTTCCAGTAATTTAACCTTAGTCTTAAAGACAATGAAAAGGACTCTTCGGAGTCCTTTTTGTTTGGGTAAATATAATATGACCACTACAAAGTATTTTCGTCCAACTAGTTTTTCTAATGTATCGATTTTGAATACAACTACTAATCAATACAGTATTGATTGGAATTACAATGGAGCGATATCAGAAAATAATTATGCAGTGACGCATCAGCCATTGTATACTATCAGTGGTATATGGATGGAAAGATTTTTATCAAATACCAGCCAGTTGTGGTGTACAAATCTAAAAATCCCCAATAACAATCAAACAATACATGGTATAGAATTTAATCTTGTAATGGAACGCTATGCTCGTATAGAAGATTTATTAATACAGTTAACCTTAGGTGGTGAATTAATTGGTAATAATTATGCCAGTACTATAAATCCTGTGCCCGCAGACATTTACACAGGTGATGATTACGGAGTAATATTAACTCCTCCGGGTAATAATTTTACCTATGGAGGATCTAATGATTTATGGGGAACTACAAGTTTAACAAGTGCAAATTTAGCAGATCCTACATTTGGTGTAGTTGTTAGTTTTAAGAGCAATCCAGCGTTTCCGCATAGGGACTTAGCTTATTTGTATCAATTAGGCGTAAGAATCACCTACGCATAAATACATAGTATAAACTTACATGGGGTAAGTTTTATGCGGAAATCCAACCGCGTACGGCCTAGAACGCCGTTATTCTTTAAGGAGAAATTAAAATGGGACGTCCTTTATCATCAAAGTACTTTGGTCATAGAAACACAGGTACAGACGGCAATTTTGGTGCCGCAAACACAGCAGGCGATGCAGGCCTTGGCGGTCAATCAGTAAACGGTATTTCAGTAGGAACAGCAGGTTCTTATAATGCTACAAACGCTGACGCATTAACATTAACATTTCCAGCACCATCATTAAGTGGCGAAGGTGCAGTTAGTGCAACAGGTACACCAAATTTTAAAACATTAACTGCTACAATTAGCGGTACACAAACTCGTGCTTACCCAGTTGCCGCTGGTGCTTTAAGCATTGGTTCTAGTTCAGCTACTTCGACTTATACAGCTACAGTTACCAGTGCCGCATTAGCTTCAGTTGCTTATGCAAGTGCTACTACAATTAGTTTCAACACAACTGGTACAGCAATGATTTCTGGTACCAGCGTTGTAATCAGCGGTGCAAGTATTACAGGTACTATGACTATTGGTGGCGTAGCTATTGCCGCAGGCCAAACATATTATGTAGGCGCACCAACAACTACAACAGCCGCAACATTGTATGCAACTTACTCTAATGCTGTTAATGCAACAAGCCCATTGACAATTAGCAACGGTACAACAACTGGTGCTACATTTACATTTGGTACTACATACGGTACAGTTACAGCAGTAACAGTAGTATCAGGTGGTTCAATTGCCAAAGGTGCAGTAACAGCATACGCTGTAGCAACTACACCATCGACTGCTGACAGTTCAGGTTCTGGTCTACAAATTACTCCAGCAACATTTGGTCTAGTAAGTTCAACTATTACACAAGCTGGTGATGGTTATGTAAACACTTCATTAACAAGTTATACAATTACAGCAACAACAGTTACATCAAACTTAGTTACATTAAGTTCAGTTGATGAAATTGTTCCTGGTATGCAATTTACAGCCGCAAGTACAGTTGGTGGTATTACAGGTTCAACAGTTTATTATGTTGCTACAGTAAGCGTTGCTAACAGTCAAATTACACTTGCTGACACATACGCTCACGCTATTGCTGGTACAAACATTATCAGCTTGACAACAACTACTGCTCAATCAGTTGCAACAACTATTGCTAGTAATTTGATTGTATTAACAAGTTCAGGAGCCGCAACAGCTACAGCAACTTTGACAACAGCAGAAACAACTGGTGCTACTGGTAGCGCAACGACCGGACGTTATTCAGCCATTCTAACAACAGCATGGGTAGCAGGCGATTCTGGCGCAACTGAAGATGCAAATATTATTAAACAGTCAGCAACACGTCGTTACAAAGTTGAAACAACAAATGGTACAAGCGGTGTTTGCACACTAGTAACTGCTACTCCAACATCAGGTCAGATGACTATTCAAGCAACTGATTCAGCTGGCGGTACATACTATGTAAGCAAATTAACTGCTCACAAAGCAACATTGGTGCCTATCACTGGTACTCAGTTTGCCAGCGGTGCAACAGCTGGTTGGAATTTTTCAACAGCAGTAGTAAACGTTTCAGTTGTAATCGATAACGGTTAATAACTAACTTGATAGGGAGCGCAAGCTCCCTTGAAGGAATATAATGTCAAGAGTACTTAAAGTAAGTCAAAGCAATTATAGACTCCAGACTTTGTCTGGAGGTACTATAACTTTGGATACAGGTAATACAGTAGGGACAACGATTATCACAGGTAATTTAGATGTCAAAGGTATAACAACTACCATTGAATCTACAAATACAACTGTAGCTGATAATATTTTTACTATTGATACCGGTGTTACCGGCAATGGTATTCCGATAGCATTTAACTATCAATCAGGATTTCAAATTAATCGCGGCAATTTTAGTGCCGCACAGATTATGTTTAATGAAAGTATTAGTCATTACAGCGGAGTTAGTAACTCTAATGTTAATGGTACTTTTCAATTAAAAACAGCAGACAACATAATTAATGCATTACAAGTAGCCACTATCACTAATGATGGTACTACTGATTTAATTTTTGATATGCGTAATGGAAATGGAGTATTGAGTGTAGCAAATACTACCAATTATGAATTACGTGTAACACAAGACAACGATATTACAACTAAAAAATATGTCAACACTTACGTGGCAGCGGCTAATGGTGTTGCATCAGTTGACCGTATTTTTTATCCAACAACAGCTCTCAGCGGCAGCGAACAAAGTAAAATTGAAGCATTTAGTAGCACTATCAATTTATATGTTGGCGGTACAACAATTGCCACCGTAAGTCCTGTAGGAGTTACAATTGGTGACGTTAACATTTATCAAGATACAGTTTCAAATACCAGTGCAAACAATTTAATTTTTACTGCGGTTAATAATAACGTAGAAGTTAATGGAGTGTTTAATCTTGATGATCAAGCATTGACTCCAGGTTCTACTTCGGGCAAAACAAAGATTTATAGTCAAGCTACTTCTGGCCCAGGAAAAACTGGACTATACATCACAAATGTAAATACATCAGATGAATTGGTAAGCAAGAATCGAGCAGTATTACTAAGCATACTATTTTAATAGGAAAGATTATGGCGTTAACATCGGTAGCAATCGGAACAACAAATACAACAATATATTCAAGTAGCGGCAATAATGCCATAACTACTATAATTATTTGTAATATTAATGCGTTTAATCCTAGTAATCCAACTGCTAATACTGCAAATTTTACTTTGTATGCAGTACCAAACGGACAATCATTAAGCACAACAAATTTAATTGTTAATGCAGTACCTATTACGGCAGGCGAAACATTAAGTTTAGATCAAGAAAAATTAGTGCTAGGCAATGGAGATGTATTAGTTGCTAAATCAGATACCGCCAGCGCACTAGTAACAACTATAAGTACATTGGCGGTATAATGAGATTTTTAAGACGTCAAACACTTAATCGTCGAGCAGTATTCGACAATAGTTTGTATGTAGACACAAACAATAATATCGTTATGGGCACAACAAATACACTAGTTTTGCCCAGTGGAACTACTAACGGAACAAGTCCTCGTCCATATGTTCCAGTAGCAGGAATGATGCGTTATAATACAACTACTAGTAACATAGAAGTGTATCAAGGCAGTAGTTGGAGAGCATTACGTTATGCAGAGTCAGGCCCAATTGTTCAACAAAATTTAGGCGCCGGTGACGGGCAGTCTGTATATTTTGGACCTTTAAATAGTTTATATAATCCCGGAAATGTCAGTAGCAACAACAGTAATTTTGGCGGACAAAATATGCTAGTAGTTGTGGAAAACGTTTTGCAACTAGCTGGTAATAACTATACAGTAGTACAAAATCCTACTCTAAGTTCAGAAGTTTTTCAACCAATAGTATCTCAAGATGTAACAACTGGGCAAACATCGATACCATTAGTAACAAGTTTAACAGTAACAAGTGTAGGATCATCTGGAGGTATTGCTACTTTAATTTTTAATACATTATTAGCAAATCCATTTTATGTAGGTCAAACTATTACAGTGACAGATATTAATCCATCAGCATATAACGGCAAATTTACAGTTTCTAGTGTAACTCCAGGTAGTGTAAGTTATAGCAGTAGTGCTACTGGTAGTATGCCAGCTGGGTCTTATGGAACAGTTATGGGTGTAGGTGCCATCTATGCAGGAAATTCAATCATTGGCGCAACAGTATCTGGAACACATATTCCAAACGGTACTACAGTTGCCAGTATATTAAACGATCCTAATACTGATGCAATTATCAATATTAGATTAAGTCAAGCAACTACTGGCGGAACAATTACTGCTGGAACACAGATCACTATAACAGAAAACAGCCAAACTGGTAGTGGTTACTATCTATTCTTTAGTAGCCCTCCTCCATACGGTAAAATTGTAACAGCATTACTGGGTTTTGACCAGTAATAAGGAGCTATCATGGGGCGCGAACTAGGTAGAATTAGTGGCCCGTTACTAGCAGATAATCTGTTACGCAACGGCAATGATCTTGCATTTGAAACAAGTTTACTCTACTTAAATGTTTCAAATGGTTTCATTGGCGTTAATAACAATACACCAACTAGAACTTTTGACATTAGCGGGTTAACTTATGCTCCTACTGTAATTGTAGATACAGAGGCAGATCTAAGCGAATTATACTTTACAACAAATCAAGTACAAAATTTATTTGATGTAATTAATATTCAGCCAAATCAATCTAGCAATCCAAATATTGTTGTTCCTAGCCTTAGCACTGATAAAATTACTTTAAAAGGAAATACTATCACCGATTACGTTTCGGGAGATAGTATTTTTATTAATCCTACCGGACAACTAGTAATAGGTACTGCGCTAGCCAATAATAATGTATTGGTCAACGGTGATGTACATGCCACTGGAAATGTTACATTTGATGGTAATATTGTTTTAGGATCCGGCCCTACAAAAACTATTACTATACCAGCCCAAGTCGATAGTAATATCATTCCGTTAACTACTAACATTTATAATTTAGGTTCTAGTAGCTTGTATTGGAATACAATTTATAGCAATGCTCTACAAACTGGAGCAATTACCAATACTAATATTCTTACCGGTAGCATGACCATTGGCAATGTTACTGTCGGCAATAACAATATTATTGATAATTTATCTGGTGATAATTTAAAGTTTTCAACAAGCGGAACTGGAGTTATTAATCTTAACAACACCATTACTATTCAGCAAGGTACTATAAATTACAGTCCAACAGTTACACCTTTAACTTTTAATTTTGCCGCAGATTCAATTACTGGTGCTCAAAACGGATACTTGTATTTTAGCGGTTCTAACGGTTTTGTTCCTCCGGTCGGAACAACTGCACAACGTCCTGTAAATCCTCCGCTAGGTACATTACGTTTTAACACAGACTTGTCTATCTTAGAAGTCTATGCCAATGTATCAAATACAGTAACTAGTTTTAATGCAACTACCAATGCTCAATCTAATTCAGGAACAAGTATAATCTATACTACTGGAACTACCGGAATGAAAGTAGGCGATCTAGTAACCGGTATAAGTTTACCTGGAGCATTTAGTGCCAACACATTAATAACTAGCATCAATGCTGGAGTAAGTTTTAATATTAGTAGTCCACTATTGCTTACATTACCTTCAGGAAGTACAGTAAACGCATTACAACAATGGGTACCCAGTATCGGTCTCAGCCCAGTGCTAAGTGCAGACGAGGTTACTGAAACTATGGACATTTGGACCCTTATACTAGGGTAAAAAATCAAAACAGCTAAATACTATTACTGTAAAAACTGACCAAGTTTTTACGATATTCAACTGTGGTAAACCGACAAAGAGCCTTTTAAAGGATGCGGAAGAAGGGTAACGCCAGACACCAAACTAGGTTAACCGTGAAACACGGGGTATACGAGGAGCGTAAATGGCTGTTGGTCGAATTTCGGGTCCGCTCTTAAAAGATAATTTGCTTCGTAACGGGGTAAATTTAGCTTTTGAGACGAGCCTACTTTACTTGGATGTTAATAACAGCCGTATCGGTATTAATACAACCGCGCCAACCAATGACCTACAAGTTGTAGGTACAACTCGTACTACCAATTTACAAACAACCAACAGTGCAACGATTGCTACATTTACTGTAAGCAACAATACAATTTCCAGCTCAAGTGGAACAATCAATCTAGTACCAGCAGGCGGCACTAACGGAGTTGTGTATCAAGGTAATTTAACAGTTGGTACACAATTAAACATTAATGGTAATACTATTAGTACAGTTGGTACTAATACAAATTTAAACATTACCACAACTGGTTCAGGACAAGTAACAGTTAACAGCAACGTTTTAGTTAACGGTAATTTACATGCTACTGGAATGATTACTGCTGACGGCAATATTCAATTAGGTGATAGTGGAGTCGGTGATACTATTCAGTTCAACGGAGAAGTGGATAGTGATATTGTTCCTACTCCTACTAACTCTTGGAATTTGGGATCTAGCTTACTAACCTGGGCTACCATTTACAGTAATAATGCAACTATTAATAATATAAATGCAACTTCAATTACTGGAACAGATTATAAAACCGCTAGTTTAGAAATAAACGGCAGTACAATTAGCACACGCTCGACAAATACAAATATTAATTTGTTAACAACTGGTTCTGGAGCAGTAAATTTAGGTAATAATTTAAGTATTGCGGCCAATACAATTACTAATACTGTTCCTGGTAGTATAACAACTTTTGCTACTACAGGCACTGGTTATGTTGCAGTATCTGGCACAAATGGTATGGTTATTCCAAGCGGTTCAGTTGCCGCTCGACCAGCAAATGCGTATGCGGCAATTGGTATGATACGTTATAACACTGAACAATATTTGGTCGAAGTTTATACTACAGGTGGCTGGGTAAGTGTTGCTGGTAGCGCCGGCGGTGTTACTGCACAGTCGGCAGCTGATATTGGTGTAGAACAAGCATTAATTTACGGATAAAACATGGCAACCTATTTTCACACTAAAGTACAAGCAAGTATAGGAACAACTCCAGTAACACCACTTACAACAGGTGCAACTAATATCTATACAATCATTGGTCTAAATTTAGCCAATACAACAGATTACGATGTTACAGTTAATATTACTATAACAGATTCTACTCCTACAACAGGTTACTATATTAGCGGATTAATAATTCCTCCATATACCAGTGTTAAAGTAGTAACTAATAGTGAAAAAATTGTATTAGGAAACAACAGCAGTATTACACTAGTTTCGGATACTGCTAGTAGTGTTGACGCCACATTCAGCTATGCTGAAGTAGCTTAAGGATAGATTATGAGCAATAGTAATAATTATTATTTTGGAAGAGATCAACAAGAATTGATCGGAGGTCAGCCACGATACTTCATGGGACTACGTAGAAATAGCGATGGCGAAATAACCTTAGCCATTGTTGATCAATTAAGTAGAACTGATAGTATTCAAATTAACAATCCTGGAGATCCTAGCGGTAATTATACTGCATTTGAACCAGGTACAGATTTTTATGACAACAGAGATATCAATCACGCTTTGGTATATGCCAATTTAAATTACGAACAATACCGCTGGGATGATCGTAGAATTTATTATTATGTTGATAGCACGGGTGAACTAGTAGCCAGAATTAATACAAAATATGCTTACCCATCAGGGATAAGTTCAAACAATTAAGAGTAGATTATGCCAGATTTTAAAATAGCCAGTATACGATACACATGGAAAGGAACTTGGACTAGTTCCAATGGTTACCTTGCTGACGATGTAATATTTTACGGCGGTAAGGCTTACGTTTGTTTGTTAGCTCACACAAGTAGCAGTAGTTTTGCCACAGACTTAGCATTATCTACACTATGGGTACAGATGTTTGATGGGTATACATGGCGCGGTGCATGGACACCGAGTGCAACTAATACATTATCAGTAATTTCATCATCTGGCAACGGAACAACTGCTACATTAGTGTTTGCAACTCAATCATCTAATCCATTTACTGTTGGACAATCTATTACTGTTGGCGGTAATAGTGTGTCTGGATATAATGTAACCGCTACAGTTACAGCAGTTACAACTAGTTCAGTTAGCTATCTAAATACTACTACAACGGCAGGAACCGGTGGTACTATTACGTCTGCTGGTGCAGTTAATTTATATAATCCCGGAGATACAGTTAGTTATGGAGGATTAGTTTATAGATGTATTACTAGCCACACTGCCGCAATTTCAACTGCACTTGGACTTGAAGCTAATCAAAGTGCTTGGACTATTGTAAGTCAAGCCGATGCTTGGAAAACAAATTGGGCAATTAGTACACAATATAAAGTTAACGATGTAGTCGTATATGGTGGAACAATTTATCGTTGTATTACTGCTCACACTAGTTCATCTTTTGTTACTACTGGATTAGAAGCTAATCAAAGTGCTTGGCAAATTGTATATCAACAATTATCTTATAAGAGTGGTTGGGCAACTGCTACAAATTATCACGTATTAGACGTAGTTCAGTTTGACGGAACTTTATATATTTGTAATGTAGCTCACCAATCTACTGTATTTTTAACAGATTCTCCAGTATATTGGAGTATATATTTAGACGCTTTAGAATTCCCGGGACTTAATTCGCCTATATATAGTTCAAGTCAGCAATATTATAAAGGTGATATCGTTAACTATGGTGGCTATAGCTATAGAGCACTCAGCAATAATCTTAATCAGATTCCGGACATTAACACAAGTTATTGGCAAATCGTAACAGAAAATTATTACTATAGACAAACATGGTCTTCTGCAGTTTCATATACTATTGGATCTGTAATTAGAAATGATGGTTATCTATATGTTTGTATATTAGACAACTATCAACAACAACCTCCTAATGCAACTTATTGGACATTGTTAGTACCAGGTCGCTTCTGGGCAGGTTTTTGGTCAACACCTACTCCTTATGTATTAGGAGATATAGTTTCATATGCAGGCTTGTCATACGAGTGTATACTTGCTCATACTTCTTCATCAGGTACATTGCCTGCTACCGATGTTGCCGCTGGCTCATCTAGTGTTGGTACATATTGGAAAGTTTATAGTCTTGGAGATGCCAATAATGTATTGACAACTCAAGGTGATACGCTTTGGTGGAACACTGGCGCAAAATCAAGATTACCTATTGGAAATCCTGGACAAATTTTAAAAGCAAGTTCTGGTACTTCATTAAATTGGGCAACATTTGGAGTTATTAGTAAAGTTTATTATGTTTCATCAACGGCAGGAACAGATACTCCGTTGTACGGAACTAGTTTGAATAGCCCATGGGCTACTATTGCCTACGCTTGCGCTCAATTGATTGCAAACGGTATTACAGGCGCAACAATTTTTATCAAAACTGGTACATATACTGAAGTATGTCCGATCAGTGTTCCAGCTAATTGTAGTTTAGTAGGTGACGAGTTGCGTACAACTATTGTTCAACCAACTGCGGCTACTAGTGGTAACAACATGTTTTATGTTCGCAACGGCACAATTATTAGAAATATGACTCTTCAAGGGTTAACTGGATCATTAGGCCTTGCAAATTCTTATGGCACAAAACGTCCAACTGGCGGAGCGTTTGTAAGTTTAGATCCAGGTTCTGGCACAAGTGATAGTTCAGTTTGGATTACTTCAAAGAGTCCGTATGTACAAAACGTAACAACGTTTGGTACAGGATGTGTAGGATTAAAAGTAGATGGAACATTACATGCCGGCGGTTACAGAAGTATTGTATGTAACGATTTTACACAAATCTTAAGTGATGGTATTGGTGTATGGATTAATAGTTTAGGTCGTTCAGAAGCTGTATCAGTGTTTACCTATTATAATTACATAGGTTATCTATGTGAAAATGGCGGAAAATTACGTGCAACCAACGGCAATAATAGTTATGGTGTATATGGATCTGTAGCAGAAGGAGTATACTCTGCAGAAACTCCAATTACTGCTTACGTTAATAACAGAGCTACACAAGCAAGTGTTGGTTATGTTATGACTAATACTGTAAAATTATTAGCATTTGAATATGCCAATGCTGGATTAAATTATACCAGTCCGTCATATACTATCACTGGTAGCGGTTCAGGAGTTATATTTGAAACGTATGATATTCGCAATGCTGGCATTTATGAAATTAGAGTTACTGATCCTACTAACACTGGGTTTCCTGGTGGTACAAGTTATCTTAGCGTAACTGGATTGGCACAAAATGGTACTAGTAACGGAACTATCACACTATCAGCTAGTGATACAAACAGCGCATTAGTTTATGCAGGTATGCGAATTGTAGTTCTTTCAGGAACTGGTGCAGGACAGTCGGGTTATATTCAAGCGTACAACAGTACAAGTAAAGTAGCTACAATTTATTCTGAAGCAACTGGCGCACAAGGATGGGATCTTGCCTATCCAGGAACCCAGCCAACAGTTTGCGACAACTCTAGTTCGTATATTATTGAACCAAGAGTTGCGATTGCAGGTCCAGGTTTTAGTACAGTAGGTGGAAGTTTAACAGCTTCAGGATATTGGGCTAGTAGCGCATACGGTAATGGATATTTTGTAACAATTGACGGACAAAGTCAACTAGTTAACTATTCTACAAATGGCCTTAATTGGAATTTAGGTTCTGGTTTACCAAACTTAGGCGCAACAACTAGTATGGTTTACAGTAATGGTTTATTCATTGCTACTAATACACTTACTACAACTATTGCATATAGTTCTAACGGTACTAGTTTTACTTCAGGTGCATTACCTGTAACAACATTTGGTAATTCACCAATTATTTCTGCTCCAAGCAGTTATTATGGAAACTATGCCGCTATTGTAATGAACACCGGTTCAAGAACTAATTTGTTAACTTATAGTAATACGTTAACAAATGCCGCTTGGACTACAAGTTTATCTTATATTGTTCCAGCATCTGTTGCGACACAAGCACCAGATGGAACATATACTGCTTATAAATTTATTGACAATACTAGCAATGCAGAACACGTAATTTATTATACTAGAACAAATGCTAGTCCAGAAACAGTTACATTTTCTATCTATGCTAAAGCCGCAGAACGTAGCCAAATTCTAGTTGGATTTACTAATGGAACGCCAAGTACAACATTCACTGGTGCAATTATAAATTTAGCAACAGGTGGAGTTATTACTGCTCCGACAAGTACAGGAGATTATTCAGGAACGTCGGTAAACGTAACTGGTGCAGGGAATGGTTGGTATAGAATTGCTGTAACAGCTACCCATGCAGTAGGAACAAATACTAACAACTATCCATTTATCGATGTTATTAATAATTCTAGCGCACAGCAATATATTGGCGATGGATTGAGCGGGTTGTACTTATGGGGCGCACAATTAGAAGTTGGTACTCGTGCTAGCGCATACGTTCCGACTACTACAACCACTGCTAACGGTACATTTGAATTATTTAAAACTAACAATGCTACTACTTGGATTCCATTTGGATCTCCTACTATCGGCGGAGGCCCATTAGTCTACGGTAACGGAACTTATGTAAGTTTTGCTAGTACAGCTAGCAATCAATGCCAATATGCTATCAACGGTATTACATGGGCAACAGCAACTTTACCATTTACTCAAACATGGACATTAGCTAGTTTTGGTAACGGAGTGTTCATTGCAGTTTCAATTGGATCATCTAACGGTGCTTATAGTATAGACGGTATTAACTGGTATGCAATGACTTTACCAGCCGCAAGTCAGTGGCTCAGCGTAACTTTTGGTCAAGGCTTATTCATGTTAATAGCTAGTGGATCAACTAGCAATGCACAAAGTCAAGATGGTATCAACTGGACTGCAAATTTAGTAGGAACAAGTCCTGCATGGAGTACAGTATCAGTTAGCAATCCTACATCAGGGCCTGCTGTGTTTGTAGCAATTACCTCAGGTAGTAACATCTCAAGTGTGATGACAACTGGAGCAACTGCTCGAGCAAGAGCAATTATATCGTCAGGATCGATTAAATCTTTTAGAATTCAGAATCCAGGATCTGGCTATGTAATTGGACCAACACTGACTATTACCGATCCAAATGCAAGTACAGCCGCATCTTATACAATTCGTTACGGTGATAGAGTATTAGGTCAACCAACATTTATATCTAGGGGTACTGCATACCTAACTGCTGGTGCTGTTATTACAGATAGTGCTAGTACAGGTTATGCAGATTCTTATCAAACTGGAAGCTATCTAAACATATATGGAATGACTAGTACACCTACTCCAGGATCAAACGTAGTTATTAGCGGTAATCCTACAGTTTATAAGCTGGTAGCTATTACTAATGTATCTGGATCATTAGGTAATCAATCTGCTACATTGCAATTTGACCAATCTATATCTGTTTATAAATCGCAAGCTAATGCAACTGCATTGTCTATTCGAATTTTATACAGTCAAATTCGTTTAACAGGACATGATTTTTTAAGTATTAATAGCGGTAACTATGTTAATACAAATTATCCAATCAATGCGTTCTTTACACCTAGCTTGGCAACTTTTCAAACAATAGAAGCTGGTGGCGGCCACGTATTTTATACTGCAACTGACCAAGACGGTAATTTTACAGTAGGTAATATTTTTGGTGTTGCTCAAGCAACTGGTACAGTTACACTAAGTGCTAGTTTGTTTAATCTTTCAGGATTAACACAAATTAGTTTAGGTGCGTTAGTTGTTGGTAGTTCAAGTGCAATTATTAATACTATTAGTACAGACGGTACTATGAGTGCAAACAGTGATAATACTATTAGTACTCAACGAGCAATTAAAACATATATTGCTAGCAGATTAGGTCAAGGTGGCGGAACAAGTCAGGTAAACAGTGCCACTATGGGGCAAGTGCAAGTGGTGAATGATAATAGCGGTATAGGTAGTATCTTAACTACAACAGGTAATCAAATTAATATGGCTAACAAAGTTATGTTCCAAGGCCCAGCGGCTGGTGTTGATGGGTCGCTATTAGCAATGGCATATTTAATGCAAAGTTTCCATAATTAAAAATAACATAAATATAATAGACAAGTACGGAGTATACAATGGCAGAATTTAAATTAGGTAGAATTAGATTTGTTTGGAAAAACACATGGGCTGGTTCTACTACCTACTACAAAGATGACGTAGTTAGATACGGCGGTAAAACATACCTTTGCTTAACAGGGCACACTAGTAGTAGTGTATCAAACGGTTTTTATACGGATTTGTCATCAAATTACTGGCAATTATCTGCTGATGGCCAATCGTGGACCGGTACTTGGGTAGCTAGTACAGTTTACAAAATTGGTGATTTAGTAAAATACGGTGGAACTGTTTACATTTGTAATACAGGTCACGTTGCAAGTACTACACTCGAAACGAATCAAAGTTATTGGGATCAATGGGCAACCAGTTTGAATTTTATTGGTCCTTGGATTGCCGGTACAACATACAAAGTAGCTGACATTGTTACATACGGTGCAACGGTGTATCGTTGTAACACTGGACATACTGCGGCTGCAACTCCTGCTCTTGGATTAGAAGCAAATCAATCATCATGGGATGTATTAAACCAGGCGTTTGCTTATGTAGGTGCATGGAGTGCACCTACTACTGTAACCGGTACTATTAGCGGAACAACATTAACAACTACAGGCGGATCTCCAGCTATTGGACAAGTGTTATCCGGTGGTAGTATTGCCGCAGGAACAGTAATTCTCAGCGGTAGCGGAACAACTTGGACATTAAGTATTTCTAATGGATCATTGTCTAGCGCAACTTATACAGCAAGCCCACGTTACAGAATAAATGACGTGGTAAAATATGGCGCAGGTCTTTGGATTTGTACAACATATCATAGCAGTACCAACGCTGGATTTGCCACAACTAATTTTGCAAGACTAGTAGACGGTTTAGAATTTAGTAATTCTTGGTCAGTGTCTTCAGCCTATGCGGTCGGCGATACCGTTACATACGGCGGTTATACTTATGTTGCAAAAACTAACGTAACAAATACAAGTCTTTCATTAGCTTCTTCAGTAGGAAATGGAACAAGTGTAACTTACAATTTTGCTAGTCAAACAATTCAACCATTTGTAGCACCACAGAGTGTAACCATAACAGGTGCAACTGGTACGTTGGCATCAAATACATCAACTGGTGTTGGAGCTACAGCAGTGTTTACTGCAAGTGTAACTAGCTCAACTACATTAAGTGTATCTAGTGTTACTAGTGGAACTATCACAGTTGGATCTGTAATTTCCGGAACTGGTGTTACTGTAGGAACAACTATTCTTGCATTATTATCAGGTAATGGTAGTTCAGGTGCAAGCACATGGCAGTTAAGTACTAGTCAGAATTTTACATCAACTACAGTTTCAGCATCTGCTAATACTGGCGTAGCTACTTTAGTGTTCAACACAGCCCAATCGGTTGCTCCATTCCAAATTGGACAAATTATAACTGTATCAGGGTTTACAGGTGGAGCAACAGGATATAATGGTACTCAAACTGTAGTATCTTGTACACAAACATATCTTACATTTGCTAGTTCTACTACTCCGTATGCAACTGGTGGTACAATTACAATTACTGGATATAATGGTTCTTATGTAGTACAAAGTGCAACCAGTTCAAGTGTAACAGTTTTAAATACTAATATTATTCCAATGACTGGTGGTACTATTACCAACAGTCCTCCTACAACAAACACAGGATCATGGGGTTTATTAAGTACTGGATTTAGTTATCAAAGTACATGGACTACATCAACTGCATATAAAATTGGTGCTGTAGTATCATTTGGTGCGTATACATATTTGGTCACTGCTGATCATACTAGTAGCGCAACTATCATTCCTCCTAATGCAAGTTATTATGCATTATTGAATCCAGGAATGCGTTGGACTACTTACGCTACAGGTGCAAGCTATGTAAGCCCAACAAATACAACTACAAGTGGTACAGGTTCAGGCGCAACATTTACAGTTGGTGTTAACGGTACAACTTATACAGTTACTAAAACTGGTAATGGTTCTGGATATTCAACTAATGCAGTAATTAAAATTGCTGGTACACAAGTAGGCGGTTTAACTCCTGCTAACGATATTCTTATTACAGTACAACAAAGCGGTGGCGCAATCACAACATTTACCTTTACTGGTTTAGCAGTAACTTGGTATTCAGGCAGTTCATATGTACTTGGCGATCAAGTTACAATGGGTTATAACAGTTATATTTGCGTATTAGCTCATACTGCCGCAACAGGAAATCGTCCAGATAATGATACAACAGGTACATATTGGAACCAAGTAGCAAGTGGTGCTGAGACTAACGTATTAACAACACAAGGTGATATAGTTTATTTTGGTGGAGCAGGTGCTACACGTTTACCTATTGGTACTGATGGTCAAGTATTGAAAGTCGTTGGTACTACTCCAACATGGGCAACATTTGGACAAATTAATAACGTTTATTATGTTGCACCAAGTGGCACAGACAACTATACTAATGGATATGGTGTTACATTAGATAAACCATTTGCCACAATTAAATATGCCGCAAGTATTGTTGCCGCAGGTGTTAACAATCCTAATGCAGTTGCTTTATTAAAAGCAAATAAAACTTGGATGCAAAACGAAATGTGGTACTGGAGCACTTATGAGAAATCAGTTAGTGCAAGTCCGTTTAGTCCAAGTTCAGTCTACGACCAAACTAAATCATATCGCGATTCAGGATTTATTATTGATGGTGTAATTTATGACTTATCACGTGGTGGTAATAGTCAGACAATTTTCAATGCGTATGCATTTTTCCAACCAGGAACTAATACATTCTACGATACAACTGTGGCAGCTGAAATGCCATATTTCATTGCCATGTTGACTGAGTTGGCCAGTTTAATGCAAAATGCGTTAACACAAACTGCGCCAGGAACAAGTTATCAAACTGTAATGACAGCACCTAATCCAGTTAGTCAAGTAACTGCTGGCTCAGCGGCTGAATCCGGAGCAACTACAGCAACAACAACTTTAATGAACTATATCATTACTGCGTTGACTACTGTAAGTACTGCGGCACTACCTTCACGTAGTAGCGGTCAAAGTGCAACAATTTTTGTTAAGACAGGAACTTACAACGAAATTCTTCCTATTAGTATTCCAGAAAATTGTAGTTTAGTAGGTGACGAGTTGCGTACAACTATTGTTCAACCAGCAAGTACTACAGCAACTGTAACTGGATTTATCAGCAATGGTACAAATAGTTCGACCGCAGGTACAACATTATCAGTAACCGCTGTTACTAGTGGTAGCGTAACAAACGGTATGTGGTTACAATCCGCTGGTGTAATTGCATTACCAACTCAAATTACCAGCATCAATGCTGGTACACTTAATAGTCCATCGATTGCGGCAACAACGGTTGCAAGCACAGCATCGGTTGGAAGTGTAACCGGATCAGGACCTTGGACAGCAACATTAACAGGACTATCAAATGCTAATTTGTTTACGGTTGGCGCAACAATTTCTGCAACAGCTGGTTCAAGTACTTCCCTTTCGGGTATGGCAAGCAGTGGCGGCGGCGTATTTACAATTACTACTCCATCAATTACTATAGCAGTTGGCATGACTGTAACTCTTACTAGTGCTAATACTGGTACTGCTTCTAATGTTACTGCTGGTTCATATACGATTACAGCAATAGCTAGTCAAACACAATTTACTATTGCCGCATTAGCAACAGCTACTTCAGGTACTATTGCTACACAAACTTGGGCAATTTCCGCTGGATCATTATATAGCGGTAGTCCAACTAGTGCTGTAGTAACAAGTATTCCAAGTGCAACTAGCATTACATATACTGTTACAGGCGGTAATTTACCAGTAGCAGGCCCAATTACAGCAGTAACACAAACACAATTAACAGCAGGAGCAAGCAGTACTGGTTTAACAGTTGGCGGCGTACTAAGCGGCGGCTCAGTAACTACTGGCACATATATTGTAGGACAAATTTACGGAGCATCTGGAACCGCAGTTGTTAATTCAGTAAGTAGTGGTACAAGTGGAACAAACACAATTACTGTAACTTCAAATGCAAACATTGCTATTGGACAATTTGTTTCAGGTAACGGAGCTTCAATCGCTGGACTTCCAGCTAACACATACGTAACTGGGTTTACTGGTACAAGTGTAACTTTAAGCAATAATTTAACAGCAAGCATTAGTTCAACTGCTATATATTTCTTTACAGCAGGTGGTGCAGGATTGTATGGTATCAACCAACTAGCTACAGGTACTCCTACCGCGGCTACAAGTTATACTGTAACACTGAGCCAATCAACTGCAAGTGCTACAATAACATTAAACTATACTAGTGGTAATATGTTCTATATGCGTAACGGTGCAACATTACGTAATATGACCTTGCAAGGATTGTCAGGTACATTAGGAACAGCTAACGGTTATGGAACACAACGTCCAAGCGCAGGTGCTTATGTAAGTTTAGACCCAGGAACTGGACCTAACGATACATCAGTTTGGATTTTCAATCGTTCACCGTATGTACAAAACGTAACAACATTTGGTACAGGTTGTATTGGACAAAAAGTTGATGGTGCATTACACAACGGTGGTAACCAATCAATTACATCAAACGATTTCACACAAGTTTTAAGTGATGGTATCGGCGCATGGGTTACTAACTTAGGTCGCGCAGAACTTGTTTCAGTGTTTACATATTATAATAATATTGGTTATCTAAGTGAGAACGGTGGAAAGATTCGTGCTACTAACGGTAATAACAGTTATGGATTATACGGTAGTGTAGCAGAAGGCGTTAACGCTTTTGAAACACCAATCACAGGAACTGTAAATAACCGTGCTGGTCAAGCAAGCATTGGTGTTGTTTTAGCTAATAATAGCAACAGCATTTATCGTGTAGAATATACTAATGCTGGTAACAACTATAGTCCTGCTTATGGGATTGCCGCTCAAGCAACAACTTATACATTCAATGGTGGTAATAATAACGCTGTAGCAATTAGTGATGAAACACGAGATAATGCAGTTTTTGAAACTAGAGTGTTGTCTAGCGGTGCAGGTTACATTTATGTAACAAGTACACCACAAGCTGGAGATATTGCTACAATTACATTAGCGGCTACTGATAATGCTATTAGTGCATCTTACCTAGGCTTAAGAGTAATAATTAATAACGGTACTGGATCTGGACAATATGGTTACATTGCTAACTATAATGCTAGCACTAAGATTGCATTGGTAGCTAAAGAATCATTCACTCCAATAGTAGTGACTAACACTACTGCGGTTACTAACGTATTAACTGTTGCAAGTACAATCACATTATATTCTGGTATGCCAGTTGTGTTTACTGGTACTGCTTATACAGGTAGCTTATTATCAACATTAACAACATATTATATTGTTAATGGTAGTATTACAAGTACTACGTTCCAATTAGCTACTAGTGCCGCATTGGCTGCCGGTGGTTCAGCAAACGCAATTACTTTAGGAACTACAAGTGGTTCGGCATTTATTCTAAATGCCGCTGGTTGGGACCATGTAATTCCAGGAACTGCCGCAGTGGCATCAATGGATACCACAACCACTTATCAAATTGAATCTAGAATTACTTATTCTAGTCCATCATTTACATATAATCCAGGATCAATTACCAGCGCCGCATGGACTGCTAGTACATACGCCAATGGATATTATGTTGCTGTAGCTGGAACTGCTAGCGGTACAAACACAGCAGGTTATAGTACCAATGGTACAAGCTGGACAGTTGGCTCAACATTACCAGCTATTACTAACTGGAGTTCAGTGGCAGCAGGTACAATTGCCGGCGCTTGGTATTATGTTGCTGTAGCTAACGGTAGTGCAAGCAGTGCTTATAGTACTAACGGTACAAGTTGGACAAGTATGACTGGTTTACCAGTTGGTAACTGGAATCAAGTTGCGTATGGTAACGGTTATTTTATGACTGTTAACAACGGTAATAACGGTTGCTATATTAGTACAACTGGAACAAGCTGGTCTGTAACTGGCCTTTTACCAAGTAGCTTAACATGGAGTTGTATAGCTTATGGAACTGGTGCCGCAACTTGGGTAACACTAGCAGGTGGTACTACACCAACCAGCAGTGGTGCTTATAGTATTAACAACGGAACAACATGGACCGCTATGACACTGCCTGTGGCAGCAAACTGGACTAGCGTAACATGGGGTAATAACCGTTTTGTTGCAGTAGCTCAAGGTAGCACAGCAGTTATCTATTCAACTAATGGTGTAACCTGGACACAAAGCCCAACTGGTTTAATTACTAGTTATGCATGGAATAATGTCAAATATGGCCAAGGTAGTTTCTTTGCAACTGCAACTACATTGAATCCTACAGTTAGCAATACTAGTTCTGGTAATAATTTAATTACTTTAAGTTCAACAACTGGTTTGGCTACAGGACAAACATTAGTTCCAACAGCAGTAACACAATCAACTACTGCTAGTGCAACAACTAGTGCAACAGCAGTAACAAATAATAATAGTATTATCACTGGTACAGTATTCACACCAGGACAAGTTAACTATGGAACATTTGCTACTGGTATGACTTTAAGTGGTACCGGTGTATATACAGGTCAAGGTATTGCTATAACATCAGTATCTCCAAGTACACCTACATCAGGTAGTACAACATATACTTTTGCTACACAAGCAACTATTCCATTCCAAGTTAATCAGGCAATTACTGTTCAAGGTATATTACCAGTAGGTTATAACGGAACATTTACAGTAACTGGTGCAACAATTAATACCGTTGTAGTATCTAATGCAACAACAGGTAGCACAACCGCACTTGGTACAATTACAAGTACACCAACTTATATCACTGCTCAAACTAACTTTACTAGTACAAGTAGTACTATTGTTGGTACAACACTAACAGTTGGTGGTACTATTACTGGTACAGTTGCAGTAGGTCAATATTTGTCAGGTGTAACATGGTCTAACACATTCTCACAAATTATTGGTACAACATTAAGTTTGGCAGGTACTACAACAGGTACTGTTGCCGCTAACCAATACGTTGCCGGTTATCAAGCTACTAACACAAGTGCAACTAGCACTTATGTAACAAGTGGTACACAAATTAGTGCTGTTGTTAACCCAACATTTACTGGACAAGTAAGTGCTGGTACAGCAATAACATTTACTGGTTATACCATTGGCAACATTCTTTATGTTACAAGTACTCCAAGCAGTACTGGTATCGTAGTAGGTATGACATTAGCCGGTACTGGTATCACTGGAGGAACGTATATTGTTAGCAATATTAACGGTGCGGCCACAACAACAGGTAGCTGGGTTATTAACTTATCTCAAACTGTTGCTAGCTCAGGTAGTCCAATTGCATTAACTGCTACACCAGTAACAATTAACGTTACTGTAAATAGTGGTACAATTTTACCAGGTACAGTTATTAGTGGTAGTACAAGTATTCCGTCAGCACAAAACTTAGCAATTACAGGTATTACTGGTAACGGTATTACAGTAAGTGTAACGTATGCTACTCAAAGTGCGGCACCTTTCATTGCTGGCCAAAGTATTACAATTAGTGGTGTTACCGGTTCGGGTAATGTTTACAACGGAGTATGGACTGTAACAGGCGCCACAACAACTTTAGTACAATTCTCAAGTGCGTTATCTGTAACAAGCGGTGCGCTTGGTACAATTACTAGCGCAGGAGCATTTATTTGTGCTAACGGTACGGGTTCAGGCAATACAGGTACATACTATGTTGCATGTAGCAACCAGTTAAGTACAGCAAGTTTGAGCTTGATTGGCACATACTACACAGTTAATAACAGTCAAACTGTATTACAGACAAGCACAATTAACGGCAATCAAACAATTGGTTATATCACATTGTTCGGTAGCGGTACAGGCGGCGCAGGTACTTATACAGTAAGTACAGCATTAGCTTTAAGTACACCACAAATTATTAATGGTGTTAATTATACAGTTAACCAAAGTCAATCAGTTTCAGCTACACAAATTACTGGTTTAAGCAACGTAGTTACTGTAGCATCAAGTGGTACTACTGGTATGGTAGTAGGCGAAACTGTTGCTCTTACTGGTGGCAGTGCCGCAGTAACTCCAAATTTAACTGCATCTACTGTAAGTACAAACGCATTAACATTAAGTAGTGGTACAGGTGTAACAGCAGGTCTAGCAATAGTTCCAACAGCAGTTACATATACTCCTAGCATTACAAACGTAAGTCCATTAAGTAACTATGTTACATTTAGTGGAACTGGAGCTTCAAGTGTAACTCAAGGTATGAGTTTTGTACCGACAGCAGTAACACAAAGTATAACAGCTAGTGCTACTGTAAATGCTTCAACTAGTTTGACAAGTAGTACAATTAATGCTAGCGGTGTATTAACAACTGGCGGCGGCGCACCACAAGTAGGTATGGTTATTACTGGTACTGGTGTACAAGTTGCACAAAATATTCAAATTACTGCTACTGCTGGTTCAGGCATTACTGTAACACTGACTTACGCTACACAAGGTAGTGTACCATTCTTAACCGGACAATTAATTACTGTTCAAGGTGTAATTCCGGCAGCCTACAATGGTACATTTGTTGTAACTGGAACTCCAACAACAACTCAAGTACAATATTCAAGTAATGCAACTGGTAGTATGACAACTGCTGGTAACGTTATTAGTTTGCCAACATATATTGTAAGCGGTAGTTCAAATACATGGCAGTTAAACTGGACAACTGGTGCCGCTCAAGCATCGTTGACTACATTCACTGGTACAGCTAACTTGATTACAGTTAATAGTACAACTGGTTTAGCAATTGGTTCGCAATTTACTACACCTGGTACAGGCACATTTGGTAACTTAGTTCCAAATACTCCTTATTATATTACTGCGATTGTTCCAACTACTAACCAAATTAGTGTAGCAACAACTTATCAAGGTACAAGCAACGTTACTTTAACCAGTGCGGCAGCGGCCTGGACTGCTACAGTTGGACAAAATATGGGTGGCTTAAACAGCGGAACTACATATTATATTGCAAGTTTAACTAACAACTCAGGTAACAGTAGTACAGCAGGTACCCAGTACTATGCAACATTAAGTACAAGTCCAACACTAACACCAGTATTAACATTTGGTTGGGGTGCTGGCGCCTACACAAGCGTAGTTGGCGGCGTATTAGGTGGTACAACTCCTGTGATTACAAGCACAGCAAGCGGTGGTAATTTACTACAGTTGAGCAATACTAATAATATTGTTCTTGGGCAAATTATTACTCCTGTGGCTGTAAGCCAATCATTAAGTGTTACAAGTACAGTTAATGCTACTGCAAGTTTAACAACTAGTACAATCAGCACAGCTGGTGTACTAACAGTCGGCGGTGGAACTCCAACTCCGGGTATGATTTTAACTGGTACTGGCGTACAAGTTGTTCAAAATATTGCTACAACAGCAATTACTGGTAACGGTACAACTGCTACAGTAACTTATGCTACACAAGGTAGTGTACCGTTCTTTGCAGGACAGTTAATTACTATCCAAGGTGCAGTTCCAGCTAGTTATAACGGTACATGGACTGTAACTGGATCTCCAACAACGACTCAAGTACAGTTTGCTAACACAACATTGTTAACAGCCACTACACAAGGTATTGTAACAAGTCTTCCAACTTACGTTGTAAGTCAAATTACAGCTACTACATGGCAGACTAATTTGTTCCAAGCTGCCGCAGTTGGTAGCACTACAATTACTGGTACTGCTAACTTGATTGGTGTTGGTAATGCTACTAATATTGTTCCAGGTCAAACATTTACAACACCAGGTAGTGGTACATTTGGTAACTTAGTAGCAAGTACAACATACTATGTTAAAGCAGTTAGCCCATTAACTAATCAGATTAGTGTAAGTTCAACTTATTTTGGTGCTGATTTTGCAGTAACTGGTACAGTAGCTAGCCCAACAACTGGTAGTTTTATAGCAACTAGTAGCGCAACATACGGTAGTTTAACTAGCGGTACACCTTATTATGTAAGTAGTATTCCTGCTCCAGGATATGTAACTTTAGCAACCAATGCTACATTAGCAACTCCAGTAGCATTAAGTATGGGTAACGGAGTTTGGACTATTAGTAGCAACGGAATTATCGGCGGTATTAATAGCGGACAAGTTTACTATGTAGTCAGTGGCGGTGCTAATACTACTATTAGCCCAAGCCCAAGTTTAACTCCTGTATTACAATTAACTAGTGGAACAGCTAACTGGACAACTAGTGTAAGTAGTAGTTTTGGTGGTTTGGCATATTCATCAAGTAGTGCTAACTATTACATAACAGAAATTATTAGTAGTACACAACTAGCATTAAGTACCAGCTATTTTGGCCCTAACACCCAGTTAGCTACTGCTACTGGTGGTAGTGTAACAGTTACTACTGGCGGAACATTTGGCGGATTAACATCTGGTTCAACTTATTATGTTGCAAGTATTACTGGTAACCAAGTTACTCTAAGTACAAGTGCAACATTAACTCCAACGATAACTGTAACCAATGGTAACAGTGCTTGGACTAGTTTAATTGGTACTACATCAAGTGCTGGTGCAAGTAGCCCAGATGGAATTAACTGGACAATACGTGCATTGCCAAGTAATAGTTGGTCAGGAGTGACATTTGGTAACCCAAATAGCGTTCCTACATGGAGCTTGATTGGTACTAATAGTACTGTAGCATCAACTATACCAAACTTTACTACTGCGCAAGCTCGTGTAACTATTGCAAGTAACACAATCGCTAGTTTTAGAATGATTGAACCCGGTTCAGGATACACTAGTACTCCAACAATTACTATTACAGATCCAAACGTAACTAGTGCGGCTACATGGAGTATAAGAATTGGTGCTGGCGCATTAGGTCAACCTAGCTTTACTAATAGAGGAACTGGATACAGTAGCCCAACAGCCACAGTTAGCAGTTCAGTTGGTTATGCAGATAGCTATCAAGTTGGACAATATTTCAACGTACAAAACTTACCAAGTTTGCCTGTAGCAGGTAGCAACGTAGTATTAGCAGGCAATGCTATCTATTATAAACTGGTATTGTACAGTAGTGCTATTGGTACACAAGCAATATTCACTGGTTATATTAGTGGAACTACATTGTATGTAACCAATAACGTTGGACAGACAATTACTGCTGGTATGTACTTACAAGCATTTGGTATTACAACTCCTGTAAGCATTACAGGTTCTGCATTAACAGGTAGCGGAGTAAGCACAACAAGTAGTTGGACTATTACTAATAATACTAACGGTAATATTGGAACAAGTAGCGCACCTGTAAGTATCACAGCTGGTACATATAGTGCTACGTTCCAAATTAATCCAGTGTTTACTGCGGCTAATGCTCCGGTTCACGGAACAGTAGTAACTTCAAGAATATTGTACAGTCAAGTACGTTTAACAGGCCATGATTTCTTGAGTATCGGTACTGGTAATATTGTAACAACAAATTATCCAAATACTCCAACTCAGTTAGCTAATACAGCTAATCAAACTGTTCAAAACGGAGGAGGTCGCGTATTCTTTACAAGTACAGACCAAGACGGTAACTTTAACGTTGGTAATTTGTTCAGCGTACAACAAAGTACTGGTGTAGCAACTTTAAATGCTAACGCATTTAACTTAGCTGGACTACAGACTTTGACATTAGGTAGCGTAGCGTTAGGTAACAGTAACACTACAATTACACAATTTAGCACTGATGGTACATTCTCAGCTAATTCGGACAATATTGTTCCGACTCAAAAGGCTATTAGAACGTACATTACTAGCCAAATTGGTGGCGGAGCAAGCTCAATCAACGTAAATACACTGATTGCAGGATACGTACAAATTACTGGTCAGACGATAAGTAATACTAACAACACACAAATCAACGTGCGTAATAAGATGTATTTTAAACAGGGTGTAGATGGTAGTCCCTTAGCTTTAAACTACTTCTTATTAAAATAATTGGAGAAACATAAATGGCAACAGGAAGATTAGGTATTCAAGATTTAGCGGCAACTACAAATACAACTTTGTATACTTGCCCGGCAGGTTATTTTAGCGTAGCCAGTGTGACAATTTGTAACAGAAATGCAACATCAGTTACAGTTCGTCTAGCATTGACTAGTAGTGCTACAGTTACCGATAACTCATATTTAGAATATGGTACAACAATTCCAGCAAACAGCGTATTAGAACGTACAGGTCTAGTATTATCTGCTGGCCAATTACTTGTAGTTTACTCAAGTAGTTCATCAGTTGACGCAGTAGCGTACGGAATTGAAACAAGTATCACTTAATTAGGGGAATAGAATGGGTCGTTTTGTACCAATTAGTTTTAACACGGTCGGCTTAGAAAAACGTGCTCCAAAAGTTTCTGCGGCTGGTTCAGTAGCGGGAGCAAAGAGCTACTATGACGGCACACAATGCTGGCAATATAAAGTAGTGTATGATCGTCCAGGATGCTATTGTTTTGTAGTTCCAACGACTGCACTTTGTGCAAGAACAGTTATTGTAGGCGGTGGTGGCAAACCAATGTGTACAAATGGTAACTGTTGCGGATTTGCTGGAGCAGGCGGAGCATATAGTGAAAAATTTCACTCAGTTACCGGCGGCACTACTTATTTTACAATCTGTGTAGGTCGCCAACAACAAAATTCTTCAGTAGCATGTAATGGTAGTGCTGTTCATACAGCGGGTGGTGCATCATATTGCACACCAGGTACAGCAAGTGGTGGAGATTTTAACAGTAGTGGCGGCCTTGCTGGTTATAACTGTAATTATTGCGCTGGCTCGGTAAGTCATTATTGCGGAGCTTGTATCTATACTAATACAACAACATGTTGCGGTTATTGCTTAGTGTTTTCATATACAGATGCACAACATGGTGATACCAATGGTTGCTGTTTAGCTGCCTATGCTGGCGGCGGAAGTGCTGGTAGTCCTCGTGCTTGCCAAGGCGGTTGCGGAATGACTGTTTGTAATTCAGGAACCATTAACCACGGAGCTACAGCAGGCGGCGGTGGTGGTATTGGCGGATTTATTAACGGAAACACATCTACTTATGTATGGGAATTTACTTGCTGTAACTGTGTTTGCCCATGGTTTGACGGCAATGTCGGCGGCAATTGTCAGTATTGGCGTATCGATTATCCCACAGGCGCAGGTGGTGGCGGTGGAAGTCACAGTTCCCAACCACCTAACTGTCGTAGTTGGGAAGGTGTGTGCGGAGCTATGTGGTGGGTTGGCGGATGTGGCGGACGAGGCGGCGCCAATGTTAGTCCTAAAGAAGGCGCTCCAAACGTTTATGAATTAACTTATCGTTGTCGTTATAACGATAGCTATGGTCAAAGTTGCCCACATTGGAATATGAAATTCCAACCTAAACTTAACGATCCTTGTCGTTATCCATGGTGGGATGTTTGTAATATCTCTGGTGCAGGTGCTCCAGGATTTATGAATGAAACTACATATTTCTTCTGTTGCCAGTCAACATTACTAGATGGTTTCTTTGGTCGCCCAAGTAATGCAGGTGAAGGTGGCGGTACAGGTGGTTGGGTAATGCGTTGTTGCAACATGGATCAGATGGGTGCAATGGTTCCTAAATTTCCTAATAGTCCAGCTGACGGTATTAACTGGACACTATTATGTTGTTTAGGTAGTCAAGCAGATCCTTTTAGATGTGATGCGGCTTATACACTTAAAGATAAACTATTCAGCGGCGCAATGACTTGCGCAGGTATTTTAGGAGGTTCAGGTGGCACAGGAGTTTGCTTCTATACTAGTAAAGCAGGATTCGGTGGCGGTGGTGGAACAGCAAAATGCCATATAACATGTGTATGTTGGGGCGGAAGTTATGACTGTTGCAACGGTTCAGGAGCTCCATTAGCATTTCCACCGTGTTATTTAGATAATTTAGTTAGCAATGCGGGCTCAGGCTACGCAATCGTATATTGGAAGGAAGCATAAAATGGGACGTTATATAAGTACAGGTTCTACTCAAATTGGAACAAACTGTTGTATAGCTTATACAACAACAACTTGCCAGCAGTATCCTGGATTTCAATACTCATATGATCTTAATCAATGTTTTCAAAACAGAGTAATGGTTACTAAACCAGGAAGCTATTCTTTTGTGCTACCACTAACTAGTACTGGTTGTATTCGTGCAATCGCAGTTGGTGGCGGCGGAAAAGCCTGCTGTAGTGATTTTTATTGTAATTTTGCTGGGTCGGGCGGTGGATATGCTGAAAGCGTACATTGCGTAGCACCAGGTTGTACATTTACTATCGTAGTAGGTCGTCAGCAAGCTAGTACAACAATCAGTTATACTTGCTTAGGCGGAACTGCTCAAACTGTAACAGGAGGCGGCGCAACCGGTCGCACACCTGGAGTAGGCTCAGGCGGAAATTTAATGAATAGTACTGGTGGATGCGGTGGTTGGGGACGTAACTATCAAGAAGTTAACGGTACATGCCCAAGTACTTGTATATGTTTTTGCAATACAACTTGCTGTGGATATTGTATCATTTACGGTTGTAATTGCCAACAATCTACCTCACAAGATTATTGCGCACACTATTTTCCAGGAGGCGGCAGTGCTGGTAGCTTTATGTTCCCATGCGGTGGTTGCGGTGGTACAGTGTGTAATAAAGGCGGTACAACAACTAACAATAACAACGGTGGCTCAATGGCCGGCGGTGGCGGCGGCATTGGATATATTAACAGATGCTGTAGTATCACTGCATTCTGCGGATGCATCTGTTCTATGTACGGTAACAGCCAACAGCCTTGCGTATGCGGCCCGACAACCGTACAAGGTGGCGGCGGAACACGTTATGCTTATTTGAACTCAGCTTGCGAACAAACCATGTGGAACGGTTTATGTGAAGGCGGAGTTTGGCGCATGGGCGCAGGTGGATGGGGTGGTTGTGATAACCAAGAAGGCCGTCCAGACACAATGTATTGGACATGTGCGCTATGCATGTGTACAGGACGTAGTGAGTTTGATGTATGTTGCGGTATTGCTCCTAAAAAATGGCCATGGTTTGATATTATGGAAATGGCAGGTAGTGGAAGTTCTGGTAAAGGTATTGGCTATTGTCGTCAGCAGATTAACCAGGATAACTACTGGACTAGTACTAACGGTAAACAAATGGGTGGTATACCTGAAGATTCGGGCGAAGGCGCAGGAACAGGTGGAGCAATATATCCAGGATTATGTGATGCATATTATGTAAACTGGCCATGCTTGCCAAGTAGTGTTCAAACTGGCGGTATTGACTGGAATCAAGTTTGTTGTTTTGGCGTAAATAACACTTACAACGATATTTATGATTGCTGTCAATCTAGTCGTAACCTAGTAGTAGGACATATTAGCCAAGCTGGCACATTAGGCGGAAGCGGCGGTATCGGTGTACATGGATTTGCAAGTAAAGCAGGATTTGGCGGAGGCGCTGGCGCTTACAAATATTTTGTTCACTGTATTTGTTGGGGAACAGGATATGATTGCTGTGGCGGTTCAGGACCACTATTGGCATTCCCACCCTGCATATTAGATAATATTGCCAGCAATGCTGGTTCAGGTTTAGCAATAATTTATTGGAAAGATTAAGGAGAATTAAATGACACAATGGGCTAGAATGATTGCCGACGATAACGGCGTTTTCGAAGTAACTCAACTTCACGACGAAGATCCAACAGGGATATGGCATCCTGATGAATTAGAAAACTGGAGAGAAGTTTCTGACACTACTGCTATCGGTGATAAACTAGATGCAGATGGTACTTGGCACAAAGGCGGTGACTGGACTGCTAAAGTGATTGCAGAAGCATCTAAGCTAATTGATGCACCTCCTTTAAATCCAATTCGCAAGCCTCACGGCCATGTAACTAAAGTAGAATTAGTTAATCCAGGTTCAAATTATGAAACTCCGGCAGTTCGTCAACAATACAATATTGGCGACGGCGCAGGATTAGTAGTAGAAGTAGATTTTGATCCGGTTACTGAAACAGCTACTGGCACTCCTATCATACATGATGGCGGTTGGAACTATGTAGTAGGACAAGAATTTCAAATCAAGACAGGCTTTGGACGTGATTGGGACAGAAAAAATCCAAACTATGCAACTGTAAGAATTACAGAAGTAGTTGATGATCCAGATTTTAAACAAAATCCAGGAGCTATCGGATTCGATCCGACACAACACATTCCCGGTCCTGCACCTAAAGAGTAATCACTATTACCTTACACAAGAACCTTGCTGTGCTATATAGTACAGTGAGGTTTTTTAATGAGTGAACATATCGAATTTTTCCCTATCATTGCTGGTATAGAAAAAATAGAACCAATTTTGCCTGCCGGCAAAAATCCACAACAAATTCCGTTTGAGAATGAAAGTCACAGTATGCGCGGTTGTCCGGGGATACGTGACATAATGTCTACAGGGTATGTGGTTCGACTATGGCAGGATATTCGAATTACATACGACGGTCAAAATGGTATAAACGCTAGCGCGGCTCCGATGACAGATCACGATGGCAATCCGTTTGATATGCTACAATTTCATGATGAACGTACCTTTGCAGGATATTCATTTGGCGAAGAATATTTTAATTTTTCTATGAAATTAAGATGCCCATGGTATGTACGTACCAAAAAAGACACATCTATACTAACTGTGCCCGTTTTTTATAACGAGTCTCCTTATTTTACTGTATCGAGCGGAGTTATTAACAGTGGTGAATATCCAATGTTATTAGCACAAGTTATATTAAGAAAATTTCAAGGCGAAATCATACTTAAAAAAGGTACGCCATTGATACAACTAATAGCAATTAAAAAACAACCTGAAATAAAGATGTATGACACTGATGCGCCAGTTAAAAAAACAGTACAAATTTTAAGAAATTGGCTAGTTAGCAAAACACATGCGGCTTCTCAATATAGAAATATAGGAAAAATATTATGATGCAAGAACAAGACTTTATAGCAGTCTGGCCTAATTTAGTTCGAAGAGAATTATGCGAAGTTTTGATAGAAGATTTTCATCGTCAACGTCCTAGTGATTTAATTGATACAAAAAAACAAGGATTAAAAGATAGATTACCGTTGCATAGAGAAGATTTTGCATTTTTTTTAAATTATCATAGTAAGTATGTAGGCGAAATACAAAATAAACTATGGGAAGTATTAGAAGAATACGTCAGTCATTTTCAACAATTACAAGAAGTTCCGCTGTGGACTAGCGATATTAAAATGCAATTGACCAAGCCTGGTGGAGGATACCACTCATGGCACTATGAAAATTCTGGATATAATTGTGCTCAACGTGAACTAGTATGGATGATTTATCTTAACGACATGCCCGAAGGCGAGGCTGAGACTGAATTTTTACATCAAAAAAGAAGAATACGTCCTACTCAAGGTACAGTGGTAGTGTGGCCAGCAGGTTTCACACATGTACATCGCGGACTTACTGCGTTAACACAAGACAAATATATTTTAACCGGTTGGTATATTAGAATTCCAAGATAAAATGAAGACTATATATTATTCATCTTGTGTTCCACCTGAATTGTATAACAACGATTTTATGTTATACCAAGAGCCGGATAGTTTGTATAAAGATATTTTAAAAAATAAAAACAAACAAAACGATTTTAATAATTACATGGATTGTCCAGCATTTTTAAAATCTACAAATAACACGTTCATAGTTCGTAATCCTTGGACTACAACTATAACTATCGATTATGCCACTGGTAAATTTTTAAATCAATATGGCCAAGAAGATGCAATTTCTGAACACTTTACACCTAAACCTATATCACGTGTACAGCCATTATTTAATGTCTATCACAATTTTTTATTTTTAGTGAAGAAGATATGGAAATATCAACTTTTCCTGCGTACATGCATACTAGTGAATTTCAAACTAAATGTACGTATATTCCGGGAACATTTAATATTGCCAAATGGTTACGCCCAGTAGAAGGTGCATTTGAGTTGCAATCTAACACAAATAATCTACAACTTAAAACAGGAGATCCGTTGTATTATATAAAGTTTAACACTAGTGAACCTGTTAAATTTGTTAGGTTTGATCTCACAGCGGAGTTATGGAATATGGCCCAAGGTTGTGTGTTTCATAAAAAATATCAACCTAATAAATCATTGTCCTACTTATACAAATTATTTTTCCATTCAGGACGACAGAAACTTGTATTAAAAAAAATTAAAGAAAATATAATAAAATGAAAAAAATATTATACGCAATGGGCGACAGCTTTACATTTGGAATGGAGTGTCTTGGCGATTTTGATAGAACATTAGGTAATATAGAGTTGGCATTTCCCAAATATGTTAGTGATTATATGAACTGTGAAAAATATATCAATAATTCATATAACGGCGCTAGTAATGATTTTATTTTTAAAAGAACCATTTTTGATTTAATGGAATTAGAACGTCAAGGTGTTGATCCTAAAGATGTTTTTGTTATTGTTGGTTGGAGCAGTTTACATAGAATAGAAATCGACGGATCTCGATGGTTGGAACAGATTCCAGATTTTATGGCAGGCGACTTAAAAAATGATCCGTCTTGGCCCAGAGAGTATACTGATTTTGGAGTTATATTTGCTAATCCAGGATCAGGCATTAGACTAACAGTAAAAGATACTGTTATTAGTATAGATCGAGATGTGATTCCATTTTGCACTCATTTTTTATGGACAGATGTTGTTCAAATTGAAACCCAAGAAGCAAGAATTATTGCATTGCACGAACTATTAAAAGCCAAAGGATACGATCATGTGTTTGCCAGTATGTGCCATCCTTTTTTGAAAACCAGAAACATAGACAGCGAGAATAAAAACTTTTATAATATAACAACATCTAGTTTTTATGATTTTGCCATAGTGAATTATCCAACAGAATTACGCAAACACAATCATTTTACAACTGTTGTACATGAAAAATATGCCGAAAAACTGTTTGAATATATTACAAAAAATTGTATTTCGTAATTGCAGGTTTGGTATTTTAACTACTATAAATAATTAACTACGTATATTAAAGGATATTATGAAAAAAGTTGTGTTTATTAACGGCGGAGCTGGTAGAGTTATAGCAAGTATTCCCGCCTTAGAAGAAGCAAACAAGCGAGGATTGCTTGCTGGTATTGTTTGCGAAGGCGGCTTAGAGATTTTTTTAGGGCATCCTACACTACAAAAAATAGCCTTTGATGTAAATCATAAAGGTATTTTTGAAAATCTTATTAAAGATAACGAATGTGTTTCGACAGAACCGTATAGAGATCACGAATATTATAATCAACGTAGCAGTTTGCAACAAAGTTTCTGGTGGGAAATACTAGCAGAACGTACTGATCAAAATCGTAAACCAACATTAGTCCTGAGCAAAACTGAGGAAATGAACGCTATTGGTATTATGACACAAGTGCGTCAACAGCATCAAAAAGAAAAAACGATTGTTATCCAGCCGTTTGGTCGCAGTAGTGTTATGGGCCCAGGTGTTGTATTTGATCCTAGCAGTCGTAGTATTGAACAAACTACGTTTATTGAATTAGTAGGCGAATTAAGCAAAGACTACAATATGGTTTACATGGGCGAACATAAGCTAGATGTAATGAATCTCCCTTTATTCCAACCTCAAGATCGTGTTGATCTACGCACATGGGCGGCTGTTATTGAAAGCGCCGATTATTTTATCGGATGCGATAGTGTGGGACAACATATTGCTTATGCATTTGATAAACCAGGTACAGTAGTTTGTGGTAGTACTTTCCCTATCAACACAACATATCCAGAACATTTTAATATTATTGAAAAGAAAGGTGCCGAACGAGTATATAGCCCAATTAGAATCGCTGGATTTGCTAGCGAAGAAGCAGATAGACTTAACGATACAATAATGGATTTTAGCAAAGACGAACTAAAACAAGTCATTGCTAGTATTCGAGACCATATCAAGAAGACAACCAAATAAGGAAAACCATGTATCTTTTAGGAATTAATATCGGGCATAATGGAAGCACAGCCCTTTTTAAAGACAGTGAATTAATATTTTACGTCGAAGAGGAACGTTTAACTAGGCAAAAATACGATGGTAATCCGTTTGCAGGAATAGATTTAGCATTTACGCATACTGACCATATAGATTTTTTAGTTATTTGTTCTACATCGAATAATTTTCCAATTACTCCATGGAGTCAAGAAGATGTATACACTTCTGTAGTTAGGAAAAAACAACCAGGTAGACATTTTCAAACAGTTCCAGCAGGCGACATGCATCATATGACACATGCGCTAACTGCATTTTATAATAGTGGATTTGATGATGCGGCAGCTTTGGTCATCGATGGCGCTGGCAGCGGTTGCACTGTAGATGAATTTAAAACATTAACATGGGAAGTTGAATCTATATGGGACTTGTCTTATCCAGCAAACTGTCGAGCAGTATATAAACAATATGGTGCTAATCATTGCGATAGTTTTGCATTAGAAGAAGATGATGTGCCTATTGAGATTTCCGACGGCCACGGACTTACTAAAGCCTACGAAGCAGTAACACAGTTTTTAGGGTTTCATCCAATCGAAGCTGGTAAGACTATGGGTCTCGCGCCTTATGGAAAACCAAACGATTCCATTAAAATTAACGATGGTAGATTTACTAATCGTAGTTTTATTAAACCACGTTTCCCAGCAGGAAATTTCATCCGTGCCGATTTAGATGCAGAGCTAGCTCAGTTAAATGATAAAAAAGAATGGCATGAAGACGAAAGTCTAGTAGGCGAGTATAGAAAAGATCTTGCGTATGCTGTACAAAAAGCTGCCGAAGAGAGAGTATTTGGTTTGATCCGCAAGACAATCGAAATGACTGGAAAGAAAAAGATTGTTATGGCCGGAGGCTTTGGTCTAAATTGTGTGGCTAATTATGAGTATCTTAAAGAATTTCCAGATGTAGAATTTTATCACGAACCTATCAGTCATGATGGCGGAAATGCAATCGGTGTTTGCCAATACATTTATCGTAGTGTTACAGAAGACATGGTTAAAACTCCATTGACTAGTTTGTATCTCGGACCTGTTGATCCTAAACAGTATGATGATATCGATTATACTGGGTTTGTAACTAAAGACACTACTGCAACTGAAGTGGCACAACTAATTGCCAATGGTAATATTGTTTGTTTATATCAAGGACGTAGCGAAGCTGGTCCCCGAGCATTAGGTAATAGAAGTATTGTTTACGATCCAACTGTATTGAATGGTAAAGATATTGTTAATGAAGTAAAACGCAGAGAGTGGTTTAGACCATTTGCAGGATCTGTACTAGCAGAACATGCTAATGATTGGTTTGATTTCCGATCTCGTAGTGATAGTCCGTTTATGATGTATGCAGTAGATGTTAAAGAAGATAAGCAAAGTATTATTCCTGCCATCACACACGTAGATGGTACTTGCCGTATTCAAACAGTAACAGCAGAACAAAACCCTAACTATTATGAATTGATTAGTGAATTTAATAAAATTAAAAATGTTCCTATCTTGTTTAATACAAGTTTTAATCTAGCAGGAGATCCTCTAGTTGAAACCGTAAAACAAGCCTTAGAAACACTAGCTAATTCAGATTTAAAATATCTTTGGTTGCCCGAGCTAGGAAAACTAATCAGCAAAAGTGACTTTGAAGAAGTTAATCAGTAAACAAGTCGTTATTTAGATCGCCTTCGATCAAATAATTGTAATTTAGCGTAACTCTCCAATCGGATAACTCTGTTGGAGAGTTTGCTTTATGCATATAGCAAGCTGGAAATACTACGATCCTGCCAGCTTTAGGTTCGACAGAAGCCGCTATTGATCCATCTCCGTGATAAAATTCAGTGGCTCCTGTGCTGTCATATACATAATATAACATTGCCCACATATTAGGTTTAGGACTATCATTATGTAAACTTGCCACATTTCCAGTATTCATGCCGTTTACTCGAATACGTGTTAAGTCTCTGAGAACAGCAGTCGAATCGATAGTTTTAAGAACATGTTTCATAAAATACTCATTAAGAGTACGTACAAATTCAGGATTACCGTGATACCAACCACCTTGCCTGTTGTCAAATAACATTGCACCAAACAACCATCCTAGTTCAGGTTTTGCAGTATCGCCATAGTGGAACGGATAATATCTATAGTTTGAAAAGTCTGTTTTTCCGTATTCTACTAACCATTCTTGTATATCGTCTAAAACGATAATTTTATCAAGATTAATTTTCATAGAGATTCTGCAAATTCCAATAGACTAGAAAATTCTTGTGCTTTTACATTGTTGGTTAGTTCAAATGCTTTAGTTTTAAGAACACTTCCTGCAGGTTTAATTAGAACAGGAGTAGCTTTGACTTTTAATGCGGCTTTGACATCGTTTAAATCCGCACCAATGTAATAGCTTTCTTCCCATACTACCATATTTTCATTTTGCGCACGTTCAAACATGCCCGGATTAGGTTTTACAAACGGGTCAGTCTTATCTGTACTTGGTGCATAATATGCATTTTTAATTCTTGCACCTACTGAATCTGCGATTTCTTTTGTAGCACCTAAGATATTTTCAAAATCAACTATTTCTAAATTCTTAGTCTTGTTTGGTGGCTGTCCTGCAATAATTAAGAAATCATAACCCTTTCTAGTTAAAATGCCCAGGGCAGTTTCTACACCTTCAGCTATTGAAAGTTTGTTACCCGGAGTAAAAGGAGTAGTATTATTGTAAATTACTCCAAATAGCGTTAATCCTATTACTTTTCTACTGGCTTGCATTTGCCAAATTTCTTTAAAATACTCAGTATACCGACCCATACAAAACTCCTCGTGTTACAGTAATTTAGCATATTTTTCAGCCCGCGACAATAATATTGACTATGAATAAATACACAGTACTGATGAGACTATATGAACTTCACTGATTTCTTCACAAGAGGGTTTTCAAACACTCTTAAATTCAAAAATCAAGCAAACTTCTCCTTTAGAGGAACTGCTGTTACTGTAACCGCCAACACGGTGATCGATAGTTGGAACTTACAAGATTTTAGTAGTGCAACTTACGAAATTGTGATGGAGTACGGCACTGACGATGTAGAACACGTTAATATTATAGCTAGTGCTCGCGCAAATCAAGCAAGCGTAACGGTATTTGGAAGAACAAATTTAGGTCGAGACTTGGTGCAATTTACAGCTACAGTAGACAACAATGTAGTTAAAATTATTGCAAATCCATTTTATGCCACTGATACTGTAACTCCATTGGCAGGAATTAAAGTTATCTACAAAGCTACATACAGCGAACGAGTGCTAAAATTAAGCGTTCCGCAAACAGTAGGCGAAACAAGCTCTCTCGGTGGAGCTCAAGGTTTACAATTAAACTGGAATAATAGTAATTTACCTAATGGATTTTTATCGATAACAGAATCTGGGCTTATTGAAATTGGAGCAATTACAAACGTAGCAGTGCCCGGTCAAACTACGTTGTCAGCGGCTTTTATTCTCGACAGCTTGGCAATTACAAATAGTGATAATTCGATATCGCTAACAACAGATTCTATAGGGCGAATTTTATCATTTACAGCTAGCAATTATCCTAGTATAGGAGTTACTGGTGCATTTACTAGTAGCCTTTCAGGCACTACTAATACTATAGATCGAACAACTATTGGATCTATTGCTCCAACATACGGACAATTTACTGTGTTAGGATCAACGGGTGCTACAACATTCTCAGGAAATACAATCATTAGACCAACTGGAACTGGAACAGTGACAATGTCATCAGCAACAACTGGTAGCATGGATAATGTGTTGATAGGATCAGTAACACCTGCAAGCGGAAGATTTTCAAATTTAACTCTTAATACAGAAACACAAGTTGGTAATAATCTTATTAATCTTAATGCTGTTAAAAAAATACTATTGCTAGGAGCAATTAAATGAGTGCATATACATACATAGCAGTTTCAGGACAAAATACAATTGGTCTGAACGCAACAACAAACACGTTAACACTGGTTGGCGGAAACGGCATAGTTCTTACTACTAATTCTTCAACAAATACTGTTAATATTGCAGTGAGCCCAACGTTAAGTTTGTCTACTTTAAATGTTACTAATACGTTAAACATTAATCCTTCAACCGCTGGCACATTGGATAATATTACTATTGGTAGCATTACTCCTCGCCCTGCAACATTTACCACATTAACCGCAACTGCAACTACAACTATATCTCCTGCTAATTTTCCAGTAACCATTAGTCCTACTGGTTCAGGATCAATAATTATTAATCCTGCAACTACTGGAACGTTAGACAACGTTGCTATTGGAGCAACTACTGCGGCCGCTGGAACATTTACCACTGTAAGTATAACTAGTACACAACAATTTGCCAGCAATAGTGCAGTGACTAAAAACTTTGCCACAGCACTTGCGGCAGCTTATGGCATAGCGATGGCTTAATATGAGTTCAGTAACTAAATTATTTCGTAGTCAAAATGGATTTACTAGTCCATATTTTGTAGTAGATTCTAATGGAAATTTAATTGCCAGTAGTCTTGTAGTTACTGGTAATAGGATTGAAATCAGTGCAGGTTGTTATATAAGCTATAACGGAAGACCTTTATTAACTAATACTAGTTTATCTAGTAGCGTAGTTAATATTCCGGGAACACTAACTAGTTTAACAGTAGGTGGTATAACTACTCTTACAGGGGCATTGACAGCAAGCGGTGGAGTTATTTCGGTAACAGGCACTGCCGGGAGCACATTAGATAATGTAACTATTGGTTCAGTTACTCCGGCTGCCGCAACATTTACAGCCCTAACAACTACTGGAAATACATCATTTGGCGGTACTAGTTCGTTTACAATTAATAATACTGGATCTGTTACTATTAGTCCTACAGGAACTATAACACTAGGTACTCCTGGACAAATTAAGATCCTAGCAGGTAATATTCAGGCGATTACTCAAAATCAAACAATTAATTTCAGCCCAACTGGTACAGGAAATGTTGTAATTAACCCAACTGGATTAGGTTCCGTAGACAATATGACTATAGGTTTAACAACTCCTGCCGCTGGTCAAATGACAACATTAACACTAACAGCTAATAACGAGTCTTACTGGAACGCTGTTAGTAACCCCACTAACCCTAGAAGTCAAGCAACTACTAAAAGATACGCAGAACAAGCCGCATGGGCCATAGGATTCTTCACAAGATCAATCTAATGCCCAATGCAATGATAAATAATACTAGATAATCGGAGAGCAATAAATGGCCAAAAGTCAGATTAGACAATACGTTTTTACACCAGGGGCAGCCGGTGTAGGCACAATTCAGGTACCTGGAAAAGTTGACCTTCAACAACTTTTGGTAATTACCAATACTACAAGAAACGTTATACTTTATAACTTTGCTGATGTAACCTATGCAGGTACAACAGTTGCAATAACTCGTGCAAACGATATTACTAACTGGTTTAATACATTAGATAACACCGACGGTATTACAACTATTACCCTGCCTGTTAGCACAGTGGGTCAAAGTAGTACAGATACATTGCAAATTTTCTTCGAAAAACCAGAACTAATTACTCGTCCATGGGATATGGGTACCGATGGCTTTGAACGTACTCGTGTAAGTCCTCCGCAAAGTATGATTGACGCTGACTTTGAGTATGGTATTCAGCCTACCAAGTGGTTAACAATCAGTCAAGAACGCGGTTATCCAAGCATTTATGAAATTCCAGGAACAGATACTACTGTAAGTGCAATTATTACAGATGCTAGTATTGGTACAGGCGGCGCCGCCACATCACAAAGTTTAATTACAGTAACTACGGTAGCCGCTCACGGATTAAGTATAGGTAATGCTATCACTTTGGCAGGATTAGATTCTAGTATTACTGGTTTTGAACGTGCCCAAGGATCATTTGTTGTTTATGCTGTGCCTAGTGCAACAAGTTTTACATTTTATGCTAAAGGCAAAGTAGGTTATAGCAACGGTGATAGTTTATACACTGTGGCTGCACAATTACGTTTAGGTGGATTTTACACAGGATCTAACATTAATGCAGTTATCAATGCTACAGCGTTAGCCACAACTAGTTCTGGTAACTATGTAACATTAACTACCACAACTGGTATGACTGCCGGTTCAAGTATTGTTTTTAATACAATAAGAACAAATGCAGTAGCTACTAACAGCGTTACACAAATTATTACATTAGGTACAAACATTGGTATGCAACCAGGTATGCCATTAGCATTTAGTGGTACAAGTTTTGGCGGTGTTGCAACAGGTACAACTTATTATGTGGTCAGTATCCAACCAGGTGCTACACAAGATAACGTTAGTATCACAATGAGTATTAACCCAAGTTTAACACCAGTATTCATTCCAACAGCAACAGTAACTGGCGGTAACATGAACGTAGTTGGTGGTGCAAGTTTTGGTAACTTAGTAGCTGGCACACAATACTATATTGGTACTGTAGCTAACAGTACTCAAGTTACAGTCAGTAACAACGTTTTGTTTACAACAACAATTAACGCAACTAGTGCTGTAAACAACAGTGTAAGTTTAGGAACTACTACTAACATTACAGTAGGCGAGTTATTTACTGTTACTAGTGGATCAACAATTGGTAACTTAGCTCAGGGTACTTATTATGTTGTTAGTATTTTAGACGGTTCAAACGTAACAATTAGTAGCAGTAGTACATTATCTCCAGTGTTCACACAAACAACTGCATATGGTTCTATGACAGTGTCATTAGGACAAGTATTAGCATTAACTACTGTAACAGCAGGTAACGGTTATTTGTCAGCGATCAGCACAGGTCAACCAACATTTACCTACAGTAATACTGCATCAAGTCCTAGTGCTAACTTTACAGCATCATTGACCAGTGGATCAACTGGTCAGCTTGTAGTTACAGCAGTGGCTAGCGGTGCATTAGCAATTGGCCAAGGTATTCAAACTACTGGACAAACAGTTCCTAGCGGTTGCGTAATTACAGCACAAGTTAGCGGTACTGCTGGACAAGCAGGTACATATACTGTAAACGTTACTAACGGAAGTGTTAGTTCAACTAACACATTTTATAGTGTATCAGTAGCTCCTACAATTACTGTAAACACCTATGTTAATCATGGATTTGTACCAGGACAAACTATTAACGTAGTTGTTACAAGTGATAATGGTACAAACAATCATACACTAGCACAAGGTCCGTACTACGTTGAAAACGTTACAAGTTTAACAACATTCACGTATACTGCTCGCGGTATTGGTACAATACAGCCAACTACAACTATTATTGGATCGTTATATGCTCGCGTTGATAGTTTTTTCCAACATAGACCATTCGATGGCGGCGTACAACTAGGAACAGGAAACCCTGCACACGGATTGCAAGCAATTCGTATGAGTAAAAAGTATATTCGTTATCAATCTGGTAAAGGTATTAACTTTAATACTGGATTGTTAATGGCTCCAAATTACTTTGTACGTAGCGTTACTGCCAACGGTACAGCAATTGGATCAGTAATTACTATTGTAACAGACGATGTGGATCATGGTTGTCAAATTGGTGCTCGTGTAAGTTTACAAGGTGTATTGACTTTGGGTTTTAATGGAACTTATACTGTAACTGGTATTGTAGATGAACGTACACTACAAGTAATAGCCTTTCAAACACTAGGTGCAATCAGCCCAACGACAGGTGCAAGTATCCAAGATCCTTGTTTATTAAGTTTTGTCGGTTGGACAGGCGCAACTGTTCGATCAGGTACATATGATGAACAAAACGGTGTATTCTTTGAATTTGACGGCTCACAAGCGTATGTGGTTAAACGTGCTAGTACATTCCAATTAGCTGGTACTGTTAGCGTAGTTGCTGGTAGCGGTCAAGTTATTGGTATTAATTCACGTTTTGCTACACAATTAGTAGCAGGCGATCGCGTTGTTATGCGCGGTATGACACACGTTGTTACTCAAGTTGTTAGCCCTACTTTAATGTATGTTAATCCACAGTGGCGCGGCGCAACAAGTATAAACGGTATTAAAATTACAAAAACTATCGACTATAAAATTCCTCAATCACAGTGGAATAAGGATCGATTTGACGGTACTAGCAGTCCATTTAATCCAAGTGGATATTTAATGACACCATCTAAAATGCAGATGGTGGGTATGCAATGGACATGGTACGGTGCTGGATCTATTGACTGGATGATGCGTGGTGATGATGGTAACTACAAATTTGTTCATCGTTTGCGTAATAACAACTTAAACAACGAAGGCTGGATGCGTACTGGTAACATGCCTGTTCGTTATGAAGTGCAAAACGAAGGTGCAAGAAGTTATATAGTAGGCGCTGGTATGGGAAGCGGTGATCTTACAATGAGCCTATGGGATACTACATTTTTCCCAGTACCTGCTAGCGGATATACACAATCAGTATATGTAGATAATGAAATTATCACTTATACTAATAAAACAAATGCGTATGCAACTGCCACTACTAGCGTTGGAAGTTTAGTTATTTTATCTAATACAACTAACATGGTTGCCAATCAGCCAATTGTATTCAACAATTCACAAGGCCTTGGCTTAGGTAATATTGCAACCGGTACAACATATTATGTATTAGGTGCTCCAACAGTATTCACTGGTACAATCTTAGGTGTTACTTATACCAATGCTCCAGCTATTCAAATTTCTACTATAGCAGGATCAGGATTAGTAACGCAAGCAAATGCAGTAGCTACAACACAATTTAATGGATTGCAAACTACTGGTTCATTGTTAGGTTGTAGTAGAGCACAAACTACTACATTATGGGCAACTGGTGGATATCGTACATTTGGTGCTGGTTCAGCAACAGCTCATGCGGCTAATACTGGTGTCATCTTAGTTGCTCCTACGGCAAGTCCTGTTGTAAGCCATTGGGGTGCCGCGTTTGTACAAGACGGCGGATTTGATACAGATCGTTCATATATTTTCAGTTATCAATCACCTAACATTACAATTACAACTAAGAAAACTTGTGCGTTTGCTGTGCGTCAAGCACCTAGCGTAAGTAATGCGCTAACAGGTGATTTAGGCTTACGCGAATTGATTAATCGTGCTAGTTTCTTATTACAAGCGCTGGATATTACAGCGGGTACTGGTGGTGCTAACGCGGCGTTGGTTATTGAAGGTGTTATTAATCCAAGTAACTATCCAACTGATTTAAGTAAGATTCCGTTCTACAGTTTAAACAGTACTACACTGCCAACAGGACAACCGAGTTTCAGTCAAGTTGCTCCAGGTGCAGGCATTACGTTTGCTAACTCAGCTACTAATATTACTACAGTAACTAATACTGGTATTAATACTATTGGTGGCACATCATTTACTGTTTCTAATACTAATGGTATCCGTGTAGGTGATGACGTGTATTGCCCAACTGTTACTTCCGCGTTCTTTAGTTTAACTAAAGTAGCGTCTATTAACGGAACTACTATTACTTTAACAACAGGTGTTGCGGCAGCAGTGGCAAGCAGTACTGTAATTTACTTCTCACGTAATACAGCGGCTACACCAGGCGAAACAATTTTCTCATTCATTGGTTCTCCGGCTAACAAAGACTCGTTGGATCTTTCATTATTGAAAGAATTGACTAATACACCAATCGGTGGTCGCGGATGTTACCCAAATGGTCCAGACGTATTGTTTATTAACGTTTACATTACACAAGGTACTGTTATTGCTAACTTGGTTCTACGTTGGGGCGAAGCGCAAGCGTAAAAATTGTTCGTTGCAGTAATAAAAAAGCCGCTAAATGCGGCTTTTTTTATAAGTTATCTACTATATCTATAATAGTTTGTATTTTAGTCTGTATTACTCGATTCCGAAGACTAAGATCTAATCCTTTGTGTATAGGTTTAGGAAAACGTGACAAAGTAAACCATCCCCATGCACTATGCTCGTCGCTTAATATAGGAACAAATTCATCTTCTACTACACAAAAATAAGTATGAAAATTAAAAACAGCGTCGTTGCTGGTAAATTTTTCTAAAGGCAAGGCTTTTTTTATAACGGGTAATGATCCTAATTCTTCTTCAATTTCACGTTGTAGTCCTTGCCATGGATTTTCGTGAGCCAGATTAGTGCCGCCTACCAGTCCCCAAGTATCAGCATGTTTACCATGATTTTTTTGTAACAGTAAAAATCGTCGTGTAGATTTGGCACATATTAACGCACCGCTACAAATAATTTTATCTGTTATAGTTCTAGTCTCCATTGCCCGGCCCTATATTCACCTTCAAAGCTCTTAACCCACGAAACGCCGTTCCATAAGTATTGAACTCCAGTGTATATATTCGTTTGCCAGATCATAGTAGTAGTTTCTTGAGCACTATGAAATATTACATTCCACTGTGTACCAGTGTATTCGATAATATCATTAGCTACTGCTACTAATGGTCCCCAAGCACTAGCATATTTTCCATCAGCAATACTTGCGGCATCTCCAATATCTTCGATAATAAGATATCTTGTTCCTGCGATTGCCGAACTAGGATTATACGTCAATGGATTAACAATAGCATCAAATGTACCTGGACTGTTTGGTCTGTACCCTGAAGCCGGATTGTAATGAGTAACATCTGTATCTAAAAATCCGTTACTATCGATTCCGGTATTTGTTACTAGAGTATCAAGGTCCCAGTTAATCATTAATACTGTAGTATCTACAGGATTCAATGCAACAGTTCCTGCAATTTCAGTCCCAGTTTCTTGTATTAAATAAATTCTACTACTACCAGCAACATATTGTCCAGGATATTGTGAAAACACTTCTGCCCAATCGATTAATGGACCTTGTTTTACACTAATATCTAAACTAGGTTCTCTTGGAATAACACTTTCGCTTTCTCCTAGTATTCTAGCTTGACCATTATATACTTGGATTCCAAAACTACTTATAGTTGTTACTTGTTGAGTTAATAAGTTAGTTAAAATTATATTGCCTTCTTGCTCTGGATCGGATCCGAGACCTTCAATATAGCCATACCCGTCTTGAGTCATAGCACCATCATTATAAAAACTAGTAATAATCTTCTTAATAATTCCAAGATGTTTTACCTTAGCTGGAGGACTGATCCATATCGGTGTTTCTACAGTAATAGTAGCTATGTCGATTGGAGTGTCTGTTCCAACTGGCACACTTCTACTACTCCAATTAATATCATTTAAATTTAATACGGTAAGACTAGTCCAATCTATATAGTTGTCAGTTGTTTGTAATTCTAAACTAGGATTAAACAATACTAGTATTTGTTCAAGTATTTGCAATTTTTGATCTGTATTTGCTGACCAAATATCTATTTTCATTTGCAATTCGAATGGAGTAGGCATTATACGTTCAACTGTATAGTTTCTGCCTTGGTTATTTGTGTAAGCTCCACTAGCTACATCGCGCTCGCGAATATGTACCTTGCCTACATAAGTTGCATCAGCTAGTCTATTACGATCTAGTTTAAGTTCTTTAACGTATACTGCAATTCTAGGAACGCTGTTGATTTTATTTTCGCTGTTATTTTTTATAATATTAGCAACTTGACGATCAACATCTCCATACATTACCGGAACTTGATGTAAGGTTCCATCGCCATATTTGACTACGAAATTACTAAGTACTCTTATTGTCTGCGTTATATAACGTCTTATTTGGCCATCGTAAAAATGTTGCATTATAAATCTGCCCTAGGTTTAAGTGCTTGCGATAAACTTTGACGTTGGTCATCTCTGGTGTTATACATAGTAACTACCCAAGTGCCTGCAAATGAAATTGTTTGTTGAGTATTGTTAATTAACGGTAATGTAATTCGAACATTATTACTAGCTATTCCAGTAACCGGATTAACATATCGATACGAACTTATCATATTAGGATATTCTGCAATGGAGTATTCCATTGTGTAAGTATCTAACTTTAGTACAATATAATTGCTAGTTGTGTATGCTATTCTAGTATTAACTACACTATCACCAACTGCTAAAATTACCTGGTCGCTGGCTATAGCATTGTTGTAAGTATAGTTATTGTTATTAATAAATCCAGTTTTGAGTGTAGATCTTGTATCGTTGTTAGTCATGGTCATTCTGACAGAATCTTCCATCTTAACCCATCGCACTCCGTCAAATTTAAAAAGTCTATTAGGCATAAAATCAGTTCTTAAAAAGAAATCATCAGTAGCAGGAGAGCTAGGAAATTGTATACCAAAGCCAAATTCGTAACCATTAACCGGAAATCCATCGCCTAGTAGATAACCACTATAGCCAGTTCTTTGTGGAATAGCATTAACACTTGATGAATTAGTGTTTGCATTAATATTGTCAGCGGTAAGATCTGTTTCGTCTGCATTTCTTAATAATGGTTTACCTGTGTCGGGATCTACTGCTAGTGTATAAAATTGTCTAGTTTCATAACCACTTAACGGAGCATCTGCTTCTGCTTGTGCAACAACTTGGGCATTTATTGCTAGCTCTTGTGTTCGTGTACTTAACAAATCTCGGAGACTAGTATTTGCTACCGGATCGCCGTTAGCATCAACTGCTGGTTGATTTAATATGTCTGCAAACTGTTGACTGTCTACTACTTTCTTACATTTTAGTCTGTACAAATGTGGATACCACGTTACGCTAAATCCTTCGGTTGCACGTCCTACATCTTCGATAACATAATACCTGGGTAATGTAAAATCAAAATCATTAAGCGCAAAATCATCTCGCAAATGTGGCAATTCAAACACATCTCCGCTCATAGGTTTGCGACCAATAGTATTAATAATATCATTAATGTGTACAGTCATATAAATTGTATCACTATCAATGAATAATCCAAATTGACTCAAATTAAAATCAATATTTGCCACGTTATAATGACCGCGTAATCTGTAAATTTCAGTATCGTATTTTCTATCCCGATTTTCTAAGAATAATAAATCTTGGATATTTGTAGGATTCAAAGCACCGTAAACTGGCTGATCCGCAGTTCCTGAAGTTTTTAGTGCTGGACCCATGTATTTGTGCAAATACACATCAGTGCCTCCAACTTGGAACATTTCGCTGGCTTGACGATCTATAAACTTATAGTCGTTACCCTTTTCTGGTTTGTATAAAGATAAACGTGGCATAGTGATATTTATCGTATGATAAATATGTATGGAGAACTTATATGGACGATCTACCATCATCAACGCAATCTGATTCCACAATCGAACGAAATAAAGTGTTTAGCTATGTAAAACAGATGCTAGGCGACGGTATGATTGAAGTAGAATTAGACCCAGTACATTACGAAACTGCCCTTGACCGTGCATTAAACCGTTATCGTCAAAAAAGTCCTAATGCTGTTGAAGAAAGTTATAGTTTTCTTGAACTTATTCAGGATCAAAATGAGTACAGATTACCAGATGAAATTATTACAGTACGTCAAGTATTTCGCCGTGCGATTGGTAGCCGCACCGGCATGGGCGCTGGTGGTACTTTGTTTGAACCCTTTAACTTGGCATATACAAATACATATTTGATGTCAGGAAGTATGATGGGCGGTTTAGCTACATACGAACTATTCAGCGGATATCAAAAACTTGTAGGCCGTATGTTTGGTAGTTATATAGAATTTCTCTGGAAACCTACCACGCATATATTAAATATTTTACAACGCCCATTTAGTCAAGGCGAACAAATTTTAATTCAAAGTTATAATTTTAGACCAGATTGGGTATTGTTACAAGATATCTATGCCAAACAATGGCTTAAAGATTATACTCTAGCAGTTTGTAAACAAATGTTAGGCGAAGCACGTAGCAAGTTTGGAGCCATTGCAGGCCCAGGCTCTCCAATTACTTTAAATGGTACTGCATTGTTAGGAGCCGCTAAAGAAGAATTAGTTGCTTTAGATAAAGAATTGGACACATACGTAGCTGGCGGATCTGGCTATTACTTTGTATTAGGTTAAGAAATTTCTTGACCTTGTAATAAAACTGTTATATACTAGAGCTAACTTAGGGGGCTCTATGATTATAGGTGTGTGCGGTTTTATTGGTTCAGGCAAAGATACTATTGCAGATTATCTTACTAACTTTCACGGTTTTCGTCGAGAATCGTTTGCAAATAGTCTTAAAGATGCAGTAGCACAAGTGTTTGGTTGGGACCGAACTATGCTAGAAGGACGCACAAAACAAGCCCGTGAATGGCGCGAACAAGTAGATCCTTGGTGGGCAGAACGTTTAAATATGCCCGATCTAACACCTCGATGGGTATTACAATACTGGGGCACTGAAGTTTGTCGTAAGGCTTTCCATGACGATATTTGGATTGCTAGTTTGGAAAATAAACTACGCAACAGCAAAGATGACATTGTTATTAGTGACTGCCGTTTTCCTAATGAAATTAAATCAATCAAAGATGCTGGAGGAATAGTTATTCGTGTTGTACGTGGCCCAGAACCCGACTGGTATCGAGATGCCGCAGATATGAATGCTGGTGATAAATGCATGAATTATATGCTGGCTAAAACTCGTATGCAAAAATTAGGTATTCATGCTAGCGAAACAGCATGGGTAGGAACAAAATTTGATTATGTGTTTGCCAACAATGGCAGTATAGATGATTTATATGATCAAGTAAAACAACTTATAAGTCCGGAATAAGATCCCCCTGTTTCCATCTAATTCCTTCTTTATGCAATACCCTGGCACAATTAGCGCATACTGTTTTTAAATTTGCCGGTCGACAATTATTAAGATCTCCATCTACATGAAATGGAGCAAATATTTCTTTATGCGGACTCTTGTATCCGCATTTATCGCATGTATTTTTAACAACATAACCGGCACGTTTCCACCTAGGTTCTTTAACTCCTCGGGAACATAGCCCGCACTGACTTCTATAAAAAGCCTGTCCGTTTTTATAATAGTTAATCGATAACGGTGCTCTACCGCAAGAACATAGTGGTCTCATATTCTATTTAAGCCTTTTTACGACCTTTTCATAGCTTATAACTGAGCCAAAAAAGCAAAATGCCATAAATACATTAACAACATGTATTCATGGAGATCATATAAATGGCAACATTAAATTCACCAGGCGTAAGCGTAACAGTAGTAGATGAATCATTCTACACCCCAGCGGCAGCTGGCACTGTACCGTTATTCATTGTAGCGTCTGAACAAGATAAACAAAACGGTGCTGGAACAGGAATTGCACCTGGAACCCAACAAGCAAACGCTGGAACAGTATATTTACTAACTAGCCAAAAAGATTTATCGGATACATTTGGTATTCCGACATTTAAAACAGATGCACAAAACAATCCTATTCACGCTGGTGAGCAAAATGAATATGGTTTGGAAGCCGCATACAGTTTTTTAGGTGTAAGCAATCGTGCGTATGTAGTACGTGCTGATGTAGATTTAGATAGCCTAACAGGCACAACAACTGCACCATACGGCGAGCCATCCGATGGAACATATTGGTTTGATACAACAGATACTAAATTCGGTGTTTTTCAATGGAATGCCGCTCCAGCTACAACAACTGGTGGTCAAACATTTACTGAACAACAAAGTTTGAATAATTTGGCTGTAATTACAGACACTACTAAAGTAGATACAGCAGGCTCACTTGGACTTGCCGGAGCTCCATTACCAAGTATTGGACAGTTAGGCGATTACGTAATCGTTGCAACAACTACATTAAACAAATTATGGTTTAAAAAATATGCAAACTCAACACCTGGCGGTACATGGGTTGAAGTAGGATCTCCAGCATGGGCCGCAAGTTGGCCTGCGGCAACTGGTACGATTGCTACTGGTTCTATTACTTTACTAACTGGCGATGCGTTAGTAATCAATGGTACTAGTATTACTAGTGTAACAACATTAACTGCTTTAATTACTGCAATTAATTCTAATAGTACATTAACTGCGGCGGGAATTACAGCTTCAAACATTAATGGCTATTTAAATTTATTTACTAACGGTACAAACACAAATAATGCTTCTTATACTGGTGCTATTACACTTAGCGGATCTACAGTAGCTAAAGTTGGATTAAACTCAACAATTTATTTGGCTCCTCAATTACAATTAAGTCCACATACTAGTGTTCCGTTATTTAAAATTACTGATAACCAATCAACTAATAACGGTGCTCCAACTGGTTCAGTTTGGATCAAGACTACTAGTGCAGATTACGGTGCAGATTGGATTATCAAAAAATATTCTGCTAGTACAAACACATGGTCTAGCCTAACTACTCAACTAGCCTTAAGTGGAAGCCATGCAATTTATGCCTACGACCCAACAGGTGGTGGAATTAATTTAGCTATTGGTCAAGTTTACGTAAAATACAACGATGACGAAGGCGTTCCAGCATTAGGTCATTTTAAAATTTATATTCGTAGCGCAACTGGTCCAAATACTATTACAAGTAGTTCTATATCATCAAGTACATTTACTGCTGGTGTAAACACATTTTCAGTTAGAGAAAGTGTTGTAGGCCAAGCGGCATTAGCTACACCTTATATAGTTACACCAACTGCGGCAAGCGGTACAGGTACAGTTGCTACACTAACTGTACCCACTATGTCTACAGCATACCTTGTAGGGCAGTATATTACAGTAAGTGGCATGGTTCCAGCTGGATATAATGGTACTTATGTAGTAACAGCATCTACTACAACTAGTGTTAGCTATGCGAACACTACTACAGGTTCATTAACAACTATTGGACAAATTAATAGCGGAGTGCTTGTTTCATTCACAGCAACTGGCGCAACTACTGATGCGGCATTAATGTCGGCTGCTTTTAACGCCGCAATGCCAGCAGGTACAAATTTAATTGCTAGTGTTTCTAATTCAAATCAACTAGTAATTACACACGGATTAGGAGGTGAGATTAGATTCAATGATGGTGCTAATACACCAATTGGAAAAATCTTTACTCCACTAAGTAATGGTGTAGGCACAACTAATTTCTATGCTAATCCAAATGCTAATTTAACAACACAGTATGTTGCTAGTTTATGGAGTCCAGTGAACAGTGCAGGTACAGCAGTAGCTCCTGCTAGTGCAAGTGCTCCTACAACAACTCCAGTTAATGGTACAATATGGTACAATAATTACATCGATGATGTAGATGTTTTAGTTAATAATGGATCAAGTTGGGTAGGTTATTTAACAGTTGCTGGTAAAGCAGTAAATCAATTGTATGGTTCAAGCACAACAGATCCAAACGGCCCAATTGTTAGTGCCAGTCAGCCAACAGTACAAAGCGACGGCACTCCATTAGCCCACGGTGATTTGTGGATTGATACAAGTGATTTAGAAAATTATCCATTAATTTACAAGTATAACTACTTGACTAAGAAATGGTTATTGATTAGTAATGCAGATCATACTAGTGAAAATGGTGTTATATTTGCAGATGCTCGTTGGAGTACAGATGGCGGTGTTGCTAATGGCAATACACCTAGTGCTATCGTAGATTTGTTAAACAGCAGTTTTGTAGATTTTGACGCACCAGATCCTACACTATATCCAAAAGGAATGTTATTGTGGAATCTACGTCGTAGCGGATTTAATGTATTAGAATATGTAACAAATTATGTAGATGTTAATGCACGTAATCCACGTCAGTCTAATTCTCCAATGACTACTTATTATCCAAATCGTTGGGTAACACATGCCGCTAATCAAGTTAACGGTTCCGGAGCATTTGGTCGCAAAGCAGTTCGCGAAGTAGTATTGGCTGCGTTGAACGCAACAATCCAAGGTAATCAACAAATTCGTGACGAAGAATCACGTGTGTTTAACTTGATTGCTTGCCCTGGTTATCCAGAAACAATTAGCGAACTAGTAGGATTAAATGCAGACCGTGGTTATACAGCATTTGTAGTCGGCGATAGCCCTGCACGTTTAACACCAGATGCTACAAGTTTAAGCAACTGGGGTAACAACGTAAACAATGCAGTAGTAGATGGCGACCAAGGTTTAATTACAACAGATCCGTATCTTGGTGTATTTTATCCATGGGGTTACACTACAGACTTGTTAGGCAACAATATTGTTGTTCCACCCAGTCACATGATTTTACGTACTATTGCATTAAGCGATAACGTAAGCTATCCTTGGTTTGCTCCAGCAGGAACACGTCGTGGCGGAATTACAAATGCTAGCTCAGTAGGCTATGTTGATTCAGCAACTGGCGAGTTCGTAGCAACAGCATTAAACACTGGACAACGTGATACACTTGCTAGTATTCATGTAAACCCAATCACATACTTAACAGGTATTGGATTAGTAAATTATGGTCAGTACACACGTCAATTGACTGCAAGTAGTTTAGATAGAATTAACGTAGCACGTTTAGTTGTTTATCTACGCCGTCAGTTCTCACAATTAGCAAAACCATATATATTTGAACCAAACGACACAATTACACGTAATCAAATTAAACAAGCGGCTGAACAGCTATTGTTAGAATTAGTTGGACAACGTGCATTGTACGATTATCTAGTAGTGTGCGATACAAGTAATAACACACCTGCAAGAATCGATAGAAGCGAATTGTATTTAGATGTTGCTATTGAGCCAGTGAAAGCTGTTGAATTCATCTACATTCCATTACGTTTAAAAAATACCGGTGGCATTAAAGCTACTGGTGGTGTATAATTAGGAGAACATCAAATGTCAGTCGCATCATTATCAAGATTTACAGTACCATTAGCTTCGGACCAAAGTTCAGCAACTCAGGGCATGTTAATGCCCAAGTTGAAATATCGTTTTAGAATTAGTTTTGAAAACTTTGGAACAGACAATGCTACTACAGAATTAACAAAACAAGTAGCAGAAGCCGCTCGTCCACAAGTTTCATTCGAAGACAAAACTATCGAAGTTTATAATAGTAAAATTCACTATGCTGGTAAACCAACATGGCAGAAGATGACTATCAAACTACGTGACGATGTTACAAATGCGGTTACTAAACTAGTTGGTCAACAAGTTCAAAAACAGTTTGATTTCTTTGAACAATCTAGCGCAACAAGCGCAGGTGATTACAAGTTCACTATGCGTATCGAAATGTTAGACGGATCAAACGGTGCAGACGGAGATCCTACTAAGTCTTTAGAAACTTGGGTTCTATACGGTTGCTATGTTCAAGAAACTAATTTTGAAACATTGGCATATAACAGTTCAGATCCAATGATGATTACATTGGGCATACAATACGACAATGCACAACAAACTGCTCCAGCAGGATTGGCGTTTGGTGCTCAAGGATTTACACAAGGTCGCGGTACAGCGGCTACAGGTGGTGGCGCACAAGCTAGTACATCGTTCTAATAAAAGCCCGCTTAGGCGGGTTTTTTATTGAATAGCCATTAACTACCCATATTAAGATCACGTATAAATAATAGTATGGCATTTACACCCTCAAATCAATTAGTTGCAGATTCGTTCGTTAATCTACGAGACTGGGAACACGCGGCTCGACTATTCGTAGATGATCAGTTTAGACTGGCACCTAAATGGAATTTTGGATTTCATGTAGCTTTTAATATTAACCCTGCATGTTGTAAAAATACTTCATTATTACAAGCATTTGGTCAAGAAGTAAACATGCTAGTTAAAAGTATAGATTTACCTAAGTTTACGGTAACTGTTGACCAAGTTAATCAATACAACAGAAAAAAACAAATACAAACACATCATAAATTTAATGATGTTGTGGTTAAATTCCATGATGATAATATGAGTTTAATCAATCAAATATGGCAAAATTATTATAGTTACTATTATGCAGATAGTACCAGTGCTCAACAAACCGGAGCCTACAATAGAAACGCAACTAGAAGTAGTGATTTTATTACTACTCCTTACGGGTTTGATAATGGCTCTACTGTACCATTCTTTAACTATATAAAGATTTATCAGATGGCTCGTCACGAGTGGATTAGCTATACTTTAGTAAACCCTATAATTAAATCTTGGGATCATCAAAATCTTGCTTATGCTGGTAATACTCCTCATGATTTTGCAATGACATTATCATTTGAAGCAGTAACTTATGACATGGGGTTAGTTACCGATGGAACTGTTGAAGGATTTGCGCAAACACATTACGATCTTACTCCGAGCCCGTTACAAGGTCAATCTACAGGAACTAGTGTAAGCCCGTCCTTTGTTCAAACAACTACACCATTAGATCCAACATCGGTATTAGCTAATAATGCCAACACTGTAAATAACTATCAAAATCCATTAATGCCGGCTTTGCCAACAGTAAATGCAACAATTCCTTTTGCCGGTAGTCCTTCAAACCCAAGCGGATTACAAGGCGTAGCATTTCCGACTAGTAACACAGCAACTAATACAACTGTAGCAACTCCAGTTAATTTAGTCTAACTAATAGAGAAACAAGATGCCAGGAAATTTACCTACTATAATAGATAACACTGATACTAAATCTTTTTTTGATAAATTTTTTGTTAATCAAATAAGTTTTCCAGCCAACGAAATTGATATTACAGTGGCATTTTTTACCAAACGAGGATTTGATATAGAAAGCGCACGTAGTACAGCTATAGTGGTGTTAAATCAAGCAAAAGCAGATAATGTAAATGTCTTTGATTTGTTAAACAGTTTAAAATCATTAACAGATGTGCAGTTAAGTCAAATAGTTGCACAAATTCTAAATACGTATAGAGAAAAAGTAAGTTTACTAGGTTATAGAGTAGCCCCAATTGTAAACACTTACGAAAGTAGAAATATTTTAATCTAAAATGGCTAACAAGTTTGCAAAGGGCAAATTTGTAATGGCCCATCCAGAAAAATATGTAGGAACAAAGATTCCGTTTTATCGTAGTAGTTGGGAATGGACATTTATGCGATTCTGCGACAACAATGATAATGTACACAAGTGGGCTAGCGAAGCTGTACAAATTCCCTACAGAGATCCATTAACTGGCAAACAAACTGTTTATGTTCCTGATTTTTTTATACAGTATGTAGATGCTAAAAATCGAATATTGGTAGAATTAATAGAAATTAAACCTGCTAGTCAGACTATATTAGAACGTGTAGGAAAAAACAAATATAATCAAGCACAGTATGTAAAAAATCAAGCCAAATGGGCTGCCGCTAATTTATGGTGCAAACAGCAAGGAATCAGGTTTAGAATTCTAAATGAAAATGATTTGTTCCAAATGTAAAGCTGATAAGTAATGTATGACTAAAAAATTAGAAGAAATTTTAAATTTACCTACAAGCAAAAAAATTGTTAAGCAGGAAGAAAAAGAAGCTAAGAAAGCTGAAATCGCTCAGCCATTTATTCGCGACATGAGTGAATTTGATAAAATATCAGCCGCACTACCCCAAGTTAAAGGCTTGGGTGATATTGCCGACGGTGAGCTAGATGATTTAGCTTTGAAAGCTACAAATGCCTACGAAGACATTATGGATTTAGGCATGAACGTTGAAGCCAGATATAGTGCTAGATTGTTTGAAGTAGCCGCCGGTATGCTAGGGCATGCAATATCCGCTAAAAGTGCTAAACTAGATAAAAAACTTAAAATGATAGATCTTCAGTTGAAAAAGCAAAAATTAGACAATGACGCCAACGGAGTCGACGATAGTGTTACTATTCAAGGCGATGGCGTTATTATTTCAGATCGCAATAGTTTGTTAGAAAAACTAAAGCAAATGAAATAAATACAGTACTGGGACCTAATATGAAATCATTTAAAGAATACTTAACAGAAAGCAAAAAAGTTTACGAATTTAAGATCAAAATTGCGGGCGATTGCCCTAAGGATTCTGTTGCTAAAATTAAAGAAGCATTAGCTTGCTATAAAGTTGAATCTTGTTCGGCTGGAAAAAGTACTCCTATTACAGAAAAACAAGTTGATTTTCCAAAATTAGAAAATGTTGGAGCGACAGTTTTTGACATAGTTGTCGGTTATCCAACAACTAACGCACAGATCCGTGAAGCAGTTGCTAAAAAATTAAAAATTGCAATGGCAGAAATTCGTGTACGTAGTAGCTATGAAGAGGAAGAACTTGCACTTAATCATCAATATGATGAAAAATCAGGTAAAGCATATTTAGGCACAGATTATGAAGCAAGCGACCATCAAGATTTAGTAGGCGAGCAACATAAGTTAAGTTTCCTAAAAGATATTCATTCAATGAGTCGAGAATTAGAAGAAGTAACTGGCACTAATGATCAATTATTTCCTAAGCCTGCAAAAGGAAAAACACAAGATATGCAATCTGTTGTAACTGAGAAATCAGGAATGACTAGCATAATTGGAACCAAACAAAATAAATTAACACCTTATGCCAATAGTGTTAAAAACAGCCTAAACGTAGCGGCTAAAGGAAAATAAAATGGATATCAAAGATATTTACAAACGTGTCAGAGCAATCGACGAAAATCAATCAGTAGAAGAGTGCGGCGACATGATGCCTCTTCCAGCAATAGCTCATGCTCCTAGCCAATCAGATTCAGTCACTATGAATGTTAGTATGAACGGCAGTGGCCCTGGCGGCATCCGTGATTTAATGGGTATCTTACGTAATATCGAGCACGGCGAAAATCCAGCAAATGATGCCGGCGGACACGATGAATTAGATGCATTATTTGGTGAACCAGAAACTCATGGAGCAGACGAATTGTTAGGTGCTAGTTCTGCAATGGGAGAAGAATACGGAAACAGTATGCAAGGCGCTAGTGGGGAAATTAAATACAATGCGTCTACAGTTACTAATTTAGGTTCAAATGACGGTCGTGCTGGAACTAAAGCACGTAAAGTCAACGGCGGTGAAAATCCAATGCACGAATCATTAGTTAATCGTCTAGATGAATTATATCAAGAAGTTAAAAGTAGAGAAGTAGACGAGTCCGCAAAATGGCGTGATCCTAAGCATAAAGATAAGTTATATACACAGGAACCTCGAGATCCTGATGATTATTATCAAAGCGATGACGATTATTACAATCCAAAACCAGATGACTATCCTGGCGCTAAAAATCTCAAAGGCGGCGGCGAGTATGACCATAACGATCCGTTGAGACAAGGATATGGACGCTATGGTGTAGGTTCTTTGAATACACACGGCAAGCGTAAAGGCATGCCCAGCAGAGATCATATCCGTAGCTTAAAAGGTAGTATCAAAGACGCTCACGGAACTCATCCTACTCCAAAACTTCCAAAGTAAATCTTTACTTTGCCAAATAGGCTCTTCGGAGCCTATTTTTTTCAGTAAATAACAATATGGCAAAATCATTAGACGGCGTCTTAACAAAGAAAGCCCATACCAAGGAAACGTTTACAGAAGAACAAGTTCAACACTTGTTAAAGTGTGCCGATCCGGTAGAGGGTTATATGCACTTTGTCAAAAACTTCTTTCACATACAACATCCTGTCAAAGGTAAGATGAAGTTTGAACCATACGATTATCAAATAAGGTTGCTACATAGTTATCATGATTATCGTTTCAATATTAACATGATGCCGCGGCAAAGTGGTAAAACAACATGTGCCGCTGGATATCTATTATGGTACGCAATGTTCCATCCTGATCAAACAATTCTAGTTGCCGCACACAAATACACAGGCTCACAGGAAATTATGCAACGTATTCGTTATGGATACGAATTGTGCCCCGACTTTATTCGTGCGGGTGTTGTAAACTACAACAAAGGTTCAATGGAGTTTGAAAATGGTTCAAGAATTGTATCAGCTACTACTACCGGCAATACTGGTCGTGGTATGTCAATATCCTTATTATACTGTGACGAGTTTGCGTTCGTTCAGCCTAATATCGCAGAAGAGTTTTGGACTTCAATCAGTCCGACACTAGCAACTGGTGGTAAAGCAATTATCACATCAACGCCTAATAGTGATGAAGATACTTTTGCTACTATCTGGAAAGAGTCACAAGATTTATTTGACGAGTTTGGAAATGAAAGATTGGATCACATGGGTCGAAATGGGTTCCATGGATTCCGTGCCGAGTGGCATGAACATCCAGACCGTGACGATGAATGGAAACGTGTTGAATTAGGACGCATCGGTGAAGAACGTTTCCGCCGAGAATACGGATGCGAATTCTTGATTTATGATGAAACTTTAGTTAGCAGTCTTAAGTTAACTGATATGCTAGGTCGTGATCCATTGTTTAGAATGGGGCAAGTCCGATGGTACAAAAAACCGACTCCAGGAAATACATATCTAGTAGGTTTAGATCCTAGTTTAGGTACAGGCGGCGACTACGCAGGTATACAAGTTTTTGAATTGCCCAGCATGACCCAATGTGCAGAATGGCAACATAATTTAACGATTGTACAAGACCAGGTTAAAATATTTAGGGATGTTATACGATACATACAAACAGAAATTGGCGAAGATTTCCGTAATAGCATCTACTGGAGTGTGGAGAATAACACGTTAGGAGAAGCGGCTTTAATTGTTATTTCTAACTTAGGAGAAGATACATTTCCAGGATTATTCCTAAGTGAACCAGTACGTAAAGGACATATTCGCAAATTCCGTAAAGGATTTAATACTACACACGGTAGCAAAATATCTGCTTGTAGTAGATTAAAGTATTTTGTAGAAGAAGATGTAATGACAATTTACAGTAAAACTCTTATAAGTGAACTTAAAACATTTATTGCCGCTGGAGTTACTTTTAAAGCTAAAGAGGGTCAGCATGATGACTTAGTAGCGGCTTTGCTGTTAATTGTACGTATGATTGCTGTACTAGCGGAATGGGATCCAGCAGTATTTGAACGATTAAGTTTAGAAGCTGGACTAGAAGACGACTGGGTAGAACCATTGCCCATATACATATCCTCAAACATCTGATAAATATAACATGGAATCAAATTTAGATAAAATCGCATTAGATTTGTATGATAAAATACAAACAAAGTTTCCCGATGTAGAAATTGGGGACGAGCAAGCCAATGTTTTAAGCAAAAAAGAAGACATTCCTAAGGCTAGATTTTTTGAGTTTGAATACAAAGAAAACGATAAAGTACTAGGTACTATTGCAATTACATTAGATGCAGAAGATGGTGTAATTGTACAAATCAGTAGAGAAATTGTCGATAGTAAACATCACGGGGCATACAAATTTATACGTGGCTTCAGGCGTTTTGCTAAAGATAGATTATTAAATTTTGACATAAAAAATATTGGAAAAAGCAATCTAGACAAAAGAGATTATGCTTTCCAATCCAAAGCTAAGGAAGAACCGATGAACCCTATTATGGAAAACAAAATGTTTGGTACCTCTCGTATGAGTTATCAAGATTTAGGAGAAGCAAGACTAGTTGTAAAACATAGTCAAGCAATTAATCCAGATCTTCCAGCAGGTCGTACAATGCATATTGAAAATATTTACATTGAAAATGCAAGTGGGGAACGTTTCCGTTATCCGCACAAACATTTAAATGGTGCTCGTGCATTAGCAGAACATATCAAAGCCGGCGGAAATCCATATGACGGTATTGGCAAACACATTACTGGTCTAAGTGAAGAACTAGCACAGTTGCGTAAGTTCAAAGGTTATGTTGGTCGTAACGCAAATTTAGCAGAAGCAATGGGCGGCATTACTGACATTGTATTTGAACGTATTGAAACTATTAAAAAAGAAGTTGCCATGTTGCAACGCCCTGCATATTATTCACAATTTGCAGAATCATTTGAAGCATATGAAGAAGAAATGATTCCTGAAGAAATTGTTAGCGACCTAGTTGATCGTTTGACAATTCGTACATTTAATGAAGATCTTAAATCGGCTTTTCCTTATATTTTCCGTTTGGTAGATGAAAGCAGTATTCCAGTTAAAGAACTTGAACCAGAAGATTTATTAACCGACGCTTATAATCCAAATTCAGTGGCCGCACAACACGCACGTGATTTAAAAGCACATCACAGAGCAGAACTTAAAAAGAAAGCAGATGCAGGTGACGAACGTGCAAAGGCAATGTTGAAACATGCCGAAGAACGAGACGAAGATCAGCGTCGAGAGTTTGACGCTCGTATGGAACGTGAAAGTTATACTCCAGAAGATCAGTTTGAAAGTTTCATGAATAACATTTATAATGAAAACATGAACGCAGACGATCACGTTGGAATTTTTAGTAGCGACAGTGATATTAGAGATCAAGCAATAAAAGATTTAAATGAGTTGTTATCAAGTGATAAATTTAAAGGTGGTGCGGCTGGAAATGCTAACGTTGCAATGGATCTAAAAGATTTAGTGCCAAATGCAATTATAGGTAAATTGGCCACCTTAGATCCAACTTTAGATGTTCATAGCGCATTACAAATGGCATTACAAGACGAAGCCGAACACAATATTGATTTGCAAGATACCTTAGATCAAATTGATTTTACTACCGGTGGAGATCAAACAGATGGTCAAGATGTTTCGGCGGCCGGGCCTGCTCCTGATGCAAGTGCTCCTCTAGCACCCGCTCCTGATGCAAGTGCTCCTCCAGCACCCGCTCCTGATGCAAGTGCTCCTCCAGCACCAGAAGAAGCACCTCCAGCACCTGCTCCTATAGCAGAAGATGAAGAGCCACCGTTTGACGGCCCGTACACAAAAGCTCGTGGCGATATTACAGACAAGAGTGGTGCAACACATACTGGACACAGTCATGCTAAACATTTGGCCAAGCAAGGACTGATCAAAGCAATACATGCGGCAAAGAAAGCTGGTGCTGATCTAGATACTGAACTGGATTTTGGTCACAGCAAAAAAACCTTGCATGACACTATAAAAGAATGTGGTATGAAACCTCAGGATTTTGGATTTGAACCCCAACAGCATGGTATCGAAGAAATTATGCAAAGCATCAGTGGTTTTTGGAATCGTGATGCAGAAAGCCAAGGACTGCACGAAGGTAATTTTACCAAAGGCGGTACATGGGTTAAGAGTCATGTTATCAGCAATTTTAAAAATGGCGCATACGAACATGCCTCTCCTGATGATGTACGACACGTGTGTAAATTGATTGATCAAATAGATCCTCCTAGCAGTACCAATCATGAGCAAGCGCACATTTTGAAATTGGCAGGTGTACCGCACACAGCACATGAAGTAGATGAAGATAATCCAGGCATGGGAGATTATGGCGATTCATGGAGTTCCGATGACGATAGTAGTTCTGATTCGGATAATCCCGATTCTGCCGCAGACTATCGAAACGGCATGGATATAGCTAGCGATCAATTTCCTAAAGATAATAGTGAATTAGATCATCACGAAAAACAACAAGTACAACAAGCGATACAACAAAATGCTCCAATGTCAAATATTGCAAAAATGATGCAAGACTTTGGAATTCAAATGCCCCACTTACCAGGTTTGAACGGCGAGGAAGGCGAAGAACTAAGATTCGATGATATGGGCCCGCAGATACAAAAATGGGTTCAAAACATGACCAAAAGTATGCCTAATGCAACTAGCACCGACACATCTTCTGGAATGGTCAATGGACAACCTGCAAGTTTCAACGATGCCAGGTCACAGTTTGATAGAATGATGGGAGCAATGGGCGGCCAGGGCACACAAGGTATGGATTTTAAACCAGCTGATCAAGCTAATCTATTACAAGTAGATAATCCAGAATATGTTGCACGTCGTGCGGCAGCCTTACAAAAACCAGGTGCAGTAGTTGGACACACTACTGTAAGCGAAAACTCAGAATTGACAGCAATGTTGAAGATTGCTGGACTAAGATAAGGAATTGATATGACACGTATTACAGAACAACAGTTACGCGAGAATGCTCAAAGTTTACAAGAAAAACTTGTTACAGAGTATGGCTGGAATCCCAGTTCATGGTTCAACGGCCGTCCTATGGGCGATGCTACTTCACGTGATGATGTACGCACTCAGGATGCACAAAAGAATAGTCAAGGCGGTGCAAGCTCTGCACTAGTTCAAAATCGCGAACAACTTGCACCCGGAACTACTGCATCTGAAACAGGTAGTGACGGCATTGTATACGGTGTAGATGATAAAGGTCAACGTACATATCAATTAGATCCAGCACAACAAAAATGGGTCAAGATGGCTACTCCTGCTCCAGCAGAAAATCCAGAGTTACAAGGACAACCGGCAGCTCCAGAAGCACCGCCGGCAGCTCCAGAAGCACCAGCGGCAGTAACTCCAGCGGCAGCCCCTGCTAGTCCATATGTTGTTAAGAAAGGCGATAATTTAACTAATATTGCCAAAGGTATGGGAACTACCCTACAAGATTTATTGAAAGCAAATCCGCAATTCCAAAAAAATCCCAATCTAATTTATCCCGGACAGAAAGTTAATCCGCCGGGCGCATCAGCTCCTGCGGCACCAACAGCGCCTGCGGCTGGACAAAAAGAAGCCCCGCAAGGCTTTACCAAACCAACTCCTCCAGGCACAGTGCCTACACCACCTGCTACACAAGGTCAGTATATTAAAGTCGAGTCAACTGTATACAAAGAAGATCAAAGTTTGGCAAGAATTATTAGTTTAGCTCGCGGACGTTAATCGAGTAAAATACTCACATTTAGGGCAAGATTTCTCTTGCAAACATAAATAAAAGCGTATACAATAACATGTATGCGCTTTTTGTTTAGTAGGTTCTAAACAAATATAGGCAAATAAAATCGCAGAAATGCAAAACAAAGGCTATTAATAGGAGAAACAATTATGGCATCTTTAGCAGAAATCAGAGCAAAACTTAAGGCAGCAGAATCGAAAGGTTCAGACAACAATCGTTCAGGTGGAGATAAATCAATTTATCCATTCTGGAATCTCAAAGAAGGTGGCGAATCTACACTTAGATTTTTACCAGATGGTAACACCGACAACACTTTTTTCTGGGTAGAACGTGCAATGATCAAATTGCCATTCGCTGGAATCAAAGGTGAATCAGAAAGC